ATGTACTTCGACGCGCGCGCAGCCAAGCTGCTCAAGCCGGGAGAACATTTGACGATCGCGGACCATCCTGGTCTGCGTCTCGAATGCACCGTCACGCGGCGGACCTGGATCTACCGCTATAAGTCGCCCATCGACGGCAAGATGAAACAGTCGAAGATCGGGGCCTGGCCGGCAATGTCTCCGGCCGCCGCCATCGTCGAATGGGAGAAGCTGCGAACTGCGCGCGACAGCGGCCGGGACGTCGCCGCCGAGAAAAAGGCGGCGCGAACCATGGCGCGGTCGGTATCGGAGGGGAGTTTACCCCAGCCCGGCCCCTATACAGTGCGCCGGCTGTGCGATGACTTCCTCGTCGGTCACATTGAGCGAAACCGGACGGCCAAGGGCGCTAAGGAAGTCCGCCGGATGTTTGACACGATGCTTGGGGACTTCGCCGACCTGCTGCCGGGCGAGGTGACGCGCGCCAAGGCCTTCGACCTGTTGGATTCCCACGCCGGGATCCCGGTTCAGGCGGCAAGGCTGAGATCGGAGCTAGGCGCGGCCTGGGACTATGGCCTCGATTCCGGCCGGCTGGATGACTCGACGGCGAATTGGTGGCGCCAGATCATGCGGGGGCGCCTGCAAAGTAAGGGGAAGAAGATTCAGGGGAAGTCGATCGGCGAGGTCAAGCGGGTGCTGAGCGAGGCGGAGGTTGGCGAGCTGATCCGCTGGCTGCCGAATTTCAGCCGCATCGTGGCCGACGTGCTGGCGCTCTACCTTTGGACCGGTACGCGCGGGTCTGAGATCGTCAGCATGGAAGCGGCAGAGATCCAGGATGAGCCAACCGGCCTGTGGTGGACGATACCCAAGGAAAAGACCAAGAATGCGAAGAGGGCGGGCGCTACGGACCTGCGGGTCCCGCTGTTTGGTCAAGCAGAGCAGATCGTCAGGCGCCGGCTGGCTGTCGTAAAGGAAGGCTATCTGTTCGCGTCGCGCATGGGCGGAAATGTGGAGCAGAAGACCATTCAGACGGCAGTTTTCTATCACCAGCCGTATTCCAAGACGCGCCCACAGATGAAGCGCCCGCGCCTCACAGTTACACACTGGGCCCCGCATGACCTTCGTCGCACCGTCCGGACGATGCTCGCCTCAATGGGTTGCCCGAATGAGGTGGCGGAGTCGATCCTGGGCCATATGCTCCCTGGAGTCCAAGGCGTCTACAACCGCCACACCTACGACAAGGAGCGCCATGAGTGGCTTGGCAAACTTTCGGTAAAGCTCGAATCGCTCGCGGCCACCCCGTCCTTAGCCGCGGCGTGATGTGTTTGCCGGCGGAGGGAGGTCGGAGATCGGCCGTGTCTCGGCCCATTCTTCGACCTCGCGCGTAAGCCAGGCGACCCGCCGCCCGGAAAGAACTCGCGGCTTTGGGAATTTCCCTTCCCGGACCAGCTTTTCCAGGCTGGTGTCCGATAGGCTGACGGCCGCTGCTGCCGCATGCCGATCGAGATAGATTGGCTTCATCAAACGGTACCTCCGATCCATGCTGCAGCAGGGTCTCGATGTGGAACCCACGTCGCGGCCCACTGCGCGTGTGCAGCCGCAACTTCCTGCTTGGCGACAGCCAAAATGTCCATTTGCTTGAATCGCTCGGCAGGAAGCTCGGGCGGAACTGGCCTTGGTGTGTCTACGAGGTCGCCAAGCGCATACGCGGGGGTACCCCGACGCCATGCCGAGATGTAGAGGCGCTTGCCCTTTCGCATCGTCTCAATGGTGGCCTTTGCACCGTTGCGACCTGTATCGATGGCGCGAGCCAGTTCAAGCCTGGTAAGGCCGTGCTTCCCCGCGGCCTGGAATGCGATGCTTGCTGCGGCCGCCAGCCTATCGAGCTCATCACCGACCGCGGCCGTGCGACGGAGATTGGCCGGCTCGTGGGGAGCGTCAGTCGGAATCAGTCTTCTCCTCTTTGGCATTCGTTATTCCTCCAGATTCAGTGCGTCCGCGATTTCCCGTTTGATGGCCAGCCGGACGGCGGTACCGCCTTCCCTTGCACCCATCTCGTAGCAGCGGTCATGCGTCAGCCCTTTGCATTCGTCGGGCATGATGGCGATGTGGGCCGAAGCCTCCAGGGCTTTGAGCACTCGCCGGCGCTCAAGCTCGCGGGCTGCGGCCATCGCGTTAATCAATTCGGCCAGTTGGCCTGTCATCTTCGAGAGCGTCGCGGCGATATCCGCGCGCACGTACTCGACTCCGTCGGATACCGGCGCGAGGCTGACACCGGCGCCGCCGACGTAGATGCGTTCTGCCGCGGGGTTGTCGTCCACCGGCGTCGATTCGATCGCTACGTTCAGGCAGTGGGCGATGTAACGTGCGGCCGCCACCTTCTTGTCCAGCGACGCGAATTCGCCTTCCACGGAAAGCCGGACATCTGGCAGCAAGCGGGCATGCACGACGTCGCCGCGCTCGTCCGCCAGCCAATGACCGGTTGCCAGGCTTTCCATGATCAGTGACCGCAGGGCGGCGTTTCGCCGTCGTTCACTTCTGCGCCGCACCCGATGCAGCGCTTTGCGGGCTCAGCTGCTGGCTCCTCCGGTAGAGAGAGGTCGGGGGTAATCCAGTCTTTGAAATCGGTGTTCTGTTCCATGATGTTTTTGATGTTCATAGTGTGCAATGGGCACACACGTTAGCCAATGCGGCGAAAAATAAAGGCGGCAAGAAGCAGGGCGAGCACCAACCCGTAAAGGGCGCCGGCGAGAAACGCTCTGACGTCGTCCGCGTTCATAGGTAGCCCCTCGACTCCGGGCGGCGATCCTCCCCGAAGGCGTAGGCAAGGTCGCTGCGTGCCTCTTCTTCACGATCTCGCCAGGCACGGAGGGCTGCATCCGCGAGCTCGTCATCGTCCAGGTCATCGACGGATACTGGCTCGTCCTGGTCGGCCTGCTTGACGATTTCGGCCTGGTGCACGGAGAACGATTCAGGCTCCGGCGGCGAAGCATTGCCGTTGTAGCCGGCGTAGTGGTAGCCAGTGACCGTGACGGTATGGCCGTCGAACGGGAATGTGAGTCGAGTGAGGTTCATCCCTGGCTCCTAGAACTTCAGCGTCGTCTGCCCGGGCTGCGACAACTGAACGAGCGTCCGCAGATGGCCTACCGCCTCAGCTAAGAGCGTGGCGATGTGGCGTTCGAGCGTTTTGGGTTCTTGCGCAGGGTCGGGCGCAGAAGCCGTGATCGGTTCGCGCGAGGGAGCCGCCACCAACGCCGGCGCACGCTCATCCAGCCAAGCGCGCGGCACGTAATAGACCGGCTGCTCGCCTTCTCGGGCGATGTTCTCCAAGGGGATGGTCTTTGCCATGCACATCTGGAGTTCCTTCGCCTTATCGTGCGGTGACGGCAGGCCAAGCCGGGCCAGGGCTTCGCTGGGCGGGACATGGGTTTCGCCACCGCGGCGCGCGATCGCGCGCGGGCCATCGCTTGGGCCTTTCCGCCAGACCATAACCGCCACCTTGCGCCGGCCGGTCGCACCGTCGTACGTTTTGTCGCCGGGAGCGTGAACGAGCCTCTCGGTCTCCAGGTGGCGGAGTGCGTTGGTGATCATGGCGGGCTTGTGCTCCGGCATACGTTGGGCAAGCACGCGTACGTTGAATTCAGGCGGGATCTCGTCGAAATGGTCCCGCATGATGGCGCGCGCGCATTCGATGTACTCGGGCGTTCTTCTTTGCATGGTCTCTCTCTGTCAGGGGAGGTGATCAGGCTGCGGCAGGAAGGTGCAGATCCCTAAGCCACTCGATTACCGTCGCTTGCTGGGCGCCGAAGTGGATTGCCAGCGCTTCGATGATGTCGGCGTCAGAGGGGCGGCGGCGCTGGGCGCGCGGCGCGCCTTTGAGCGGCATGATGGCTGCTGCTGCCCGCGGCGATGGGATTGGCGACTTGGCGGCAACGGTCTCGATAATCGGCTCCGCTGCCTTCGTCGCATCCTCCGCCTCGCGAGCGGCCTTTTCGTCGGCGGCGCGTTTCTCGGCCGCCTCGCGCTCGACGCGCTCAGCTTCCTCGCGACGGATACGGGCGCGCTCGGCTTCAAGGCGAGCTTCCTCGTCCCGTTTGTGCTGGTCGATCCGCGACGTGACTGTCAGCTTGAAATCGTCGATTGGCTTCGCGATGAGTTGTTGCAGGTCTGCCAACAGCGCGCGGTACTCGGCAGCATTGGCATTCAGCCAATCGATTTTGGTGCGGATGTCGGCGGCCTGTTGATCCGCCGCGATCTTCCCGTTCGCCAGTGCGGTATCCAGCTTGTCCTGGATGCTGGCCAGCGTCTTCAGGCCTTTGATGGCGGCCGGGAAATCGGGTGCCGCAACCTCAAGGCGGACGCTCCGAATCTCGCACTGCAGTTCGGCGACGTGGAAAGTGAACGCCTTGCGGGCTGTATCAACCTTCTCGGCCCGGCGGCGCTCCTTTTCACTGGCAAGCAGCTTTTCGGCCATAAGCCGGTTGTCGCGCACGAGCTTTGCGAGCATGTCCTTCTGGCGCTTCGCCTCGTCCACGCTCTGGATCTGGGCCAGCATCATGGCTTCGGCCGCGTTGAGCGTCTCTTCGGCCTTCTTCATGGCCTTGATTTGCAGGTCCAGGTCGGCGAAGTCTTGGTCCGTCTGAGGTTCGCGAATCAGCTTGTTTTCGAGGAATTCGCGTAGTGCCACCTCGAAGACCTTGAAATTCTCGCGGACATCGATCTTGCCGCTGATCTGCACCGAAACGACCGGGAGCGCCTGGACTGCCTCAGCGACGACAGTCGGCTGCGCGTCGGGGAGTTCGAAGACGGCGAGATCCTTCGCGAACTGATTCCAGCCTGCAATCAGCGCATCGAATCGCTCCTGGCTGGATTCGTACCAGCACCAGGCCATATTTTCACGGGTGCCGTCGGACGTCATGAAGAGGCACTTCTTCGCGCCGGAGACGAGCAACTGCTGATCCATCTGGATCGTGTAATGGGGATCGAGCTTCCCGGTGGCGACCGCGGCCGCGAGGTCGGCGTTGTAGAGCTTGTGCTCCCAGATGATCTCTTCGTCCATCGTGACGCCGTCCAGGCTGGCGAGTAGGCGAAGGCCGGCCACCTCGTCTGTGGCTGTGACGGGATAGAGATCCGATCCGACGATTTCCTCGGCGATCAGGCGGGCCAGCGCTTCGGCGGCGTGGCCTTGATCAAACAGCCCTTGGGTGAAGGCGTCGACTTCCTTCTCGACGCCGGTGTGTTTCTGTAACAGCAGATCGCTGCGATTCGTGTACTTCGACTTCCCGAGCGCGATAGGCGCTTCGGAAGCCGTCAGGTAATTCCTGCGCAGGGCCAGCCATTCCGGCGAGCCTTGGACAACGTTCATGATGTTCATGTCTGTCTTCCGGTTGGAATGGCTTGATCAGTCGTTCTCGTGCGACCAGGAGTCAATTGCGAACTTCTGGTCTTCGGTGAGCTTTTCCTTGCTCTCGATCATCGCAATCAAGTCCGCGACGGTCTTCTTCTTGTCGAGGATCAGCTTCCGCCACTCCGGAGTCTTGTCCTTGAACCGCTCGTCGCTACAGACCGGGATGACCTTGCCTTCCGGCTTCTTCTCGTCGCCGCCATTACCGCCGGCCTGCTCCGCCTTGTTGTCCATGACGGACTTCCAGGTCGCTTCGCCGTCCTTGATGGCGCCGTAGATGCCGCGCAGGTCGACGAGCTCGGTCGGCGAGCAGCTGTCGAGGGCGTGGCCAAGATAGGCAACCAGGTCGGAGGCCTTGACGCCGATGCCGGCGAAGGCGTCAGCAATCCGCTTGCGCTCGGCATCCGGGTCGCGCGCCGCTTCATCCATCCGGACGGATTTGATGATCTCCTCCGCCTCGTCCTGCATATCACCGGGGATGATGCGCAGGCCGAGGGTCCGAATGGCCTTCGAAATCTGTGCGGCCCGCTTGTTTAGGAGGTCGTCGTCGTTGGCAGGGACGGTGTACGTCATCTTGCCGTAGCTGTTCTTGCGGGCGGAGATGTAGCTGCCGTCGTCCATCGGCTTCGAGCGCTCGACCGTCTTGGACACGCGCACGTCGAGCGGGTAGGTGAGGTTCGACTCCAGGTCGGTCACCGATACCCGGTGCACTTCTTTGCTGTCGTCTTCGAAGATCATGGTCGTTTCGACCAGGACGTTCGTCATGCAGCGCAGCGCCACCTCGACGAAGCGGATGCCGAGGCCTTCCACGCCCTGGCCTATCGGCTTGCGGTAGTAGGCGCTCTTGTTGTGGGCGAACGACGGTCGGCGGCACTCGCGCAGGAGCGTCTGGCGGACCTGGTCCCAGTCGCGCGGCCGTTGCATGGCCATGACATACCGTGCCTCGACCATGGCTTTTGCCTGGGCGGCTACTGCGGTGGACGCGGTCTCGACGAGCGCGGTGGTGGTGGTTTGGGCGCCGAATTCGTTTCGGACGGCCAGAGCGGTCTGAGTCATCTTCTCCTCGCGGGCTGGTTGCTAACGTGCATGCACATACGTTAGCAAAAGAATAACAAGTGCGCAAGAGGTATTCGACGCCGCCGTGGTGGACGGCGCCGAATCTTTGTCAGTGGAGTTGAGCTAGGGCAGGGCTGCGGGCTGTGAGCCAGGCCGCGTGGCCCAGGGTGCCGAAGAAACCGCAGTAGTGGCCTTTGAGGATGTGGAAGTCCATCGGCCCATGGTCGATCGGCGCATCAACGAAGGCGGCTCCGTTGATGAACTGGAATCGCTTCATGAACGATTCGAGGATCAAAGCGACGTAACTGCTGTCTGGCTTGCGGGAAGTGTTGTTGCTGAGGAAGGCTAGGTAGGCGAGCGCCATGGAACGCCCTTTCTCGTAGCCGGCGAAGTAGTCACCTTCCAATGGGAGACACCAGAATCGGAAAGGGGAGTTGACGTCGACGAAGGGGAGGGCGAGGAATTCCGTCGGCGCACCCATCTTCCGCGGGGCGGGAGCGGCCTGGACTTCGTAGCGGCCGGTCTTGCGGATAGCCGGCAGAACCTCGGCAGTGACCCATTTGCGGAACTGCCGAGCTTCGGGCTTGCGGCTGCGAAGCACCGCTGAGTAGAGGCCGGACTCGCTAATGACCGTCATTTCTTGGCCCCCGCCAAGGGTACGCACAATCTGCGTATCCTTTTCATCCTCGTCCAGCATGCGGGTCATGTCCGGTGCGTTCCGATATTCGAGCAGTGCTGCCACATCGGACGCGACGAACCAGGGAGCGTCATCGACCATGACTACGCGAATGTCATGTGCTTCGTGAAAGCGGAAAGAGAGTGTCGACATGTCACGCTCCCCGGCCAATGGAGCGGCGCTGGGCTGCCATAGCAACCGGCTGCTGAGGAAGACGCTTAGTGTGGGAGACGTCGAACCTGGCTTCTCGGGCGCATTCGATAGCGCGGAAGAGGTCGAAATGATTGCGCGAGGGTGCGCGACGAGTCGATGCGTGCATGGCATTTCCTTGAGTGCGGTCTGTTACCGCCCTCCCGACGCCAATCGGGGTGGCGGACCGAACGAGGTTGGCGTGCCGGACTCAAGGAACCGGTGGGCCTTTCGGCCCCCTCGCCCGGCCCGCCATAGGGTGCCAAGCGTACGCAAACAAAAAAGCCGCGTGCTGATGCGGCGCGGCTTGTTGTTGTTGCGCCTTGAGAATTCCGGGACGCCAATCCCGAATCGCTGTTGTCTCAGCGATGAGCAAAGGTTAGCCACGAGGCGCACACGTGTCAAGCTGCATTTCATGCTAACACGTTAGCAATGTGGTTTGCAATGCAGCGCGTCTGTTTTCTAAATGTGTGAAGAGGGTGGGCGAGGGAGCTAGCTTGCGCTCGGCGCAGAAAACAAAAAACCCGCCAAGCGGCGGGTTCTTTGGGAAGGCGTGCGGAACTTACTTACGCAGCTTTCTGAAAGGGACAATGCTGAGCCAGCACCCGCTCGAACTGCTCCACGCTGGCGCTCATCTCACGTGCGGCTGCGGCAGCAGCCCGCAGACGCTGCAGGAACTCAGCGCGAGGTTGTTGGACAGTGTTCAGGTATGTAATTTTTGCTTGGGTCATCATAGCCACCTTTCTTGGACGGAGCAGGTAGGTAGTAAAACTGTTAGAAAGCTGCTTGTTGCTTCAACTTCTCAATCGATTCTTCGTAGAGCTTCTCATCACCAACAATGAGGGCAGCCGCGACAGATTCAAGTTTCGTGAGCTGCTCACGAGCATTCAATACGAGACGGAAGTCGTCTGGGGTTTCAGCGAAGTCTTGAGGCTCACTGATGATCTCGTCCAGCATAACGGCAACAACCCGCATCGACTGAAGCATTTGATGGATGTTCGGGTTGGGGATCAACTGGATTGCGTGAAACCCGTAAATTCCCGACTGCGCTATAACTTTGTTACTCGCCGTGAACACTCGTTCCCAGATTTCTGTAACAAGTCTCGTTGCTTCGGCTTGCAGGCCAAGGCCAATCGTCTCAGGGTTAGCGTTCACGTTGATTTTGTAAAGAACACAGTAACCTGAAATATTAGCACAAACGGGAGCCAGCAACACGCCGCAATACGAGCGAAATCGTTGTTGACACCCGGGCGCAGGTATCTCTTGGCATTCATCCTACGAATGTTGTGTGAAGTTAGCAAGTAAGAGGAAGGCCTAAACCCTCGAATTCGCACAAAAAATTGCCTCCTAAGCCTCTGGAAGTGCTTAACTAGGCATTCAAATGTAAGGACAAGGCGTCAAAGAGCCCTATAAGGCCCTCACGCCCCTCGCCAACTCCAAGCAAGCCGTCCTCACCCGGTGGCATTCCGGCACATCGAACCGCCCGATCTCGCACTCGGCCTCGGGAATGGCTAGCTGGTCAGCCAACCAAGCTCGGGCGGCCGCCTTTGTCATGTAGCCGCTCTGCCAGATCGAGTTGAACAACTGGCTGGCCCAGCCCCGTGCCTGGCGCGTCGGGGAATCGGCCAGCGTTCCCTTCGGGATGCCGGTTCCGGCGTACATGTCAACGTAGGCACCGCATAGCCGGTTGCCGCAGATGAATACCCACGGCCAGTCGCCGTGCGGCTTTCCGTAGATATCGCTGTTGTTGACGATCGAGACGCGGGCGCCGCAGTAGCGGCAGTGCGTCGGCGCCGGAAGGGGCGTCTTCACGCGCGCCACGGCGCGGCGGGATGGGTTCCAGGGGGTGAGGGCGGTCATCCCTTCTCTCCCATTCTCCTGAGAGGAGACAAGTCAAACTCGTAGTGGCCACCTCGCCGCGAAGATTCCCAGCATAGCGTCCAGAACATGCTGTTCTGTTGCATGGCGGATATCAGGCTTTCGTTGCCAGACCATCCTCCGGTGGACAACTTGAGTTTGTCGCCCTCTAGGTGCCAACCAAAGTCCGGGCACCACCAAAGGCCCAGCACGAATGCCAGCATTGATGGGATGTCTTGCCAAGGCCATTCGGCGATCTGCTTCAGTTCATCATCTTCTGGGTATCCGTCTTCGTCAGGCATTGCTTGCCCCCTCCGTCACGACGCCGACCAGCGCGCTATCCAGCAGGTAGCCAAACATCCGGAGTTGGCGAGCCAATTCCCAGCGCTGCGCAGGGCTGTGCGTAAGCCACATGCAGCAGTCCACGGCGCTTTCGATGGTTTCGTATGTTTTGCCGCATTGTGGGCAGCATGCCTGGGCAAGGTCGCGCTCCGGTTCTTCCACGTCGGCGCAACACTCGACGGCATCGTCTTCATCGTCGTGTTCTTCAAAACACTCAGGGCACTTGTAGACGATGATCGCCACCTTAGAGCGCTTGGCGCTATTGGCAGGCGGAGGGGCGTCATCCATTTCTGCGGGGCGGGGTAGGCGGATGCTCAGCATGATTACTCCTCCGCATCGCCGCGATATGCCGCCCACGCGTCCTGATCGCATTGAGACACCCAAATGCCGTCGCCCAGCCTCCAGGTGGCGGCGTGCTTTCCGCCAGGAAACGTGAAGGTTGCGGAGCAGTGTCCGTCGTGCTGTTCGATGCGATCGCCGTAGACATGGACATGCGTCGCCACTGAGCCGGGATACTTAGTCTCCACGAGTTCGATTAGCGCTCCCTCTGCGGCCCGTCGTCCGCGCCGGCGGGCGGCGTCGATTGCTGCGCAGGACTTGCTGCAATAGACGAACTGTCCGCGCTCCACCGGCGCGGATTCGGAGCAAGTATCGAAGTGCGGATCGGGCTCGACGTCGTACATGTCGTCGTCAACCCGGCAACCGCAGTGAAAGCACTCGTAGTGCCAGCCCTGCGCGATGAGCGCAAGCGGCGGGACGGGCCCCGGGGCGAATTCGTCGAGTGCTGGGCGCCGCCTGCAATGGTCCACGTCCTCCCAGTCGCAGTTGCACTCGTTGGCGCCCTCGCGGCGGGCGGTGGCCGAATTGGTGGCGAACACGATTGCCCAGTTGTCGCCGCCGTCGTATACCTCGTATGCCTTCAGGGGTTTCATGCGGCTTCTCCAGTCTGCGCCTCGAACATGTCGATAGTCCTGGTGTCGCGGGTCGGCTCTTCCTCGGGCAGAAGGCCTTTCAAGGGAGTTTCACCGTCTCCGCAGTACGGGTAGGCGTCCCCATCCCAGCCATCCGGGAGACCGGCAAGACTCTTGACCTCGCCAGCGACGTCGATCTCCGGATCGGCATCGCCGATGATGTCGCTCATGCGATAGCGGGCATTGCAGTGAGCATCGGCCTCATCCTTCCCGGCCACGATAGCCACGGTGCTGATTTCGACGATGAAGAGCTTTTGGGTCATGCTGCCTCCTTGATAGCCTTCTTCTCTGTCGCCGACCAGCTCGCCATGTCCGGCACGTTCGCGCGCACCAGGGCGGCCGCCATCGGCGGGCTGACGCTGTTGCCGCACATACGCACCTGGGCATGCTTAGGCAGCGGCTTGCCATTGGCCATGATTGGCGCGATCACGTAGGTAGATGGGAAGCCCTGCGCGGCGTAGAGTTCGTGCGGCTCCAGCATGCGCATGCCGATGTCGGCGATCTGGTATTGCTCTCCGGCGACCGTGACGAGCCCCAGCCGGTCCTTCGTCGGGATGGTGTGCATCGGGTCTCGGCAATCCTGATCCTGCCCGCCCTCGCTGTAGTATTTGACCAAGAAGGCGCGGACTTCACCGATGTGGTTGCCTTGGGCCGAGATCGTCGGTACCGGCTCGCCGGTTGCGCTGCCCGTGCACTGCCCGCGCAGCTTCCCCAGGTGCGATGTCGTGATCGCGGTATCGCCTTTGGCGGTGATGGTCTGCATCGGTTCGCTTGCGTCGCGCGGGCGGCTCTGGCCGGCGCGGCCCCCGCAGCCGACCAACTGGGCAGATACCAGGGCGTGGTGGTCCGTGGTCGTGATGGTGCTGGCCGGATCGGTCAGAGAGACGCCGGGCCCCTCGTAGTTGCCGCCGTAGTGTTTGGCGAGGAATGCTCCCACCAGCGCATGCTTGGCGCCTCCGGCGACCACCGTACCAAGCGGCTTGTCGAGGCCCGGGGCACGCGGCGCCTGACCTGCGCGCTCACCGTACCCGGTCTGCACGAGCGTCGGCGCAATGATGCCAAGGGCGTGAGGCGCGCCGGCCGGATTTTCCTTTGGGCCAGCGGTGATCGTCGGCATCGGTGTGCGCAGGTCGGCGCCGGTAGAGCCGGTTCGGAACTTTGTCAGGTGCGGGGCCACAACGGCGTGCCGGGCCTCGGCGGTGATGGTTGTGATCGGCTGGGTGTCGGGCCAAACTGCCGAAGCGCCAGAGCCGCGATGGTCGATGCCGATGATGAACGGGTCGGCAGTGTCGATGACATAGCGGCGCAGGCCCCTTGCAATCCGACGCTGCGTGGCTTCGGCCAGCGGCCTAGCTCGTTCGAAGATGGACGGGCAGGGAATCGACCAGTCAATGCACTCGGCGGCCGTCCGCCACGGTTTGAGTCGCTTCGCCTTTACCGCGGCGCTGGTCGGAGATCCATGCGTCGGCTCCGGCCATACGATGGGTTGCCCGTCGCAGCGAGCGATTAGGAACAGGCGCTTGCGGATGGTCGGCGCGCCGAAGTCGCAGGCGCGCAGTTCACGCCATTCGACCGCGTAGCCTTTCTCCTGCAGCTGGCGCACAAACGAGCGAAATGTGTCGCCTTTGCGCTTCTGGCAAGGCGTGCCGTCATCGAGGACGGGGCCCCACGTCTGAAATTCTTCGACGTTTTCGAGCATGATCACGCGCGGCCGAACCAGCGCCGCCCAGCGCATGGCAACCCAAGCCAGGCCGCGAATCTTCTTGTCGCGCGGCTTCCCGCCCTTAGCTTTGCTGAAGTGCTTGCAGTCCGGGCTGAACCAGGCGAGACCAACAGGGCGCCCCTGCACCAAATCCAGTGGATCCACATCCCAGACGCTTTCGCAGTGATGCTCAGTTTGAGGATGGTTCATGGCGTGCATGAACACGGCTTCGGGATCGTGGTTGATGGCGATGTCTACGTGACGGCCGAGTGCAAGTTCGATACCGCAGCTTGCTCCGCCGCCGCCGGCGAAGTTGTCGACAATGATCTCGGGGGCAATATCCAAGAGAAACTGATCTCTGATCATTTGGCAGGCTCAGTGTGGAATAGAAAGGCGACGCCCCGCGGGGGTGTTAGGGCGCCGCAAAGGGGTTGTCAGTGGAGGTGTTCTGCGACCAACTCGCGGTAGTCGGAGCGGGCGTGGCGGCGATCTTCGGCGGCGGCCGTAATCACGAATTCGACGTTGTCGGCGATGACTTGCTCGGTGAACTGCGACAGCTTGCCGGCGATGGCGATGTTCACCTGGCGGAGGTGCTCGAACAGCGGAACGCCCGGCTTGGCGCGGGAGTTGAACAGCTTTACCAGTTCGCCCAGCACTTCCAGTGCGGTATCGCCGTCGACGTATTCCTCGATCGCGCCGGCGCGGAGGTCGTGTTCGATTTGGTCTTCGGCTTGGTAGCGGTCCATGGTGGGCTCCTCAAGCAGCCATCAGTTCGGCGGCCAGCTTCGCGGCGGCGATGGCGCCAGCGGCTTGCTTGGCGGCGCAGGCAGCGACGATTTCCCGCTGGCGCTTGCCTTCGGCGACCATGGCGCGCGCCTCGTCGGCTGAGATCTTCGAAAGACCGTTGTGGGGGACAAAGCTGTAGAACTGCCCGCCACGCAGCAGCACGTAGGCGTCAGGTGCGTAGTCGCCCGGGGTAGCGACGGCGGCGATGACCGTCAGGCCGGCCAGGAAACCAACCTTTACCTGTTGACCGACTTCCCACGATTGCTTGGTCTTTCTGATCATCTCGCGCTCCCGTTTTGCTAACGTATGTGCACACTGTAGCAAACGGATAACGTGTGTGCAAGAACGTTAGCAAGAATATTTAGAGGCGGATCAGGCCAGATCTCCCGAAGTCCTCGTCGAGGATTTCGTAGAAGCGCGCGCGGATGACGTCGATAGCCTCGTTCACTGGGGTCTCGTAGCGTTGGACGGTCCGCTTGTGCACGCTGGATTTGGTCGCGATGAGCTCGTGCGTCGGTCGGTTCTTGCGGCCGATGTCGACGTACCGCCGGACAAGAAGCGAGCGCATCCGGTTGTTGGCGATCTTCGTCTCGCGCGCGACGTGGGCATCCAACACGGCTAATGCGTTAGCGCGCTCGTCCGACCAGGAGAACATCGCCCAGCCGTAGGCGCGGGAGAGGGGAGGGAGGTTGTTGACGTGGTTCCGGATCATCGCCGCCTGGGCGTGCTGATCCAGCGGCGACAGGGCGCCGTCGGCTCCCTTGTTGGTTGCGCTGGCGCCGGCCATGGCGCGCTGGGCGTCGGATACCTTGCAGATTGGGATTTGCTCCATGGCGTAGGCATGGCGCAGAACGGCGTCGGTGTCTCGGAATTTCATTGATCTCTCCCCGGTTGTTGTATGTGGCTCAGATCAGCCCTTCGCGCGTCAGGATCACGAGCGAGCGGATATGGCCGGTCATCCAGTCCAAATCGACTTCTTCTTTTGTCATGCCGGCAGGGCGCGGGCGTTGGCCGTCATAGACGGCGTCGCATGCCGTGCAGGCGTAGGCGCCGCACAGGTCGAGCGCCTTGATGCTCATGCCCTTGCCGCCGGCCGATCCCCGGTAGTGCGACCAAATCGTATGGGCGGGGTCGAAGGTGCAGACGCCGGCGATTCGGACCTGGCAGTCCTTCCCGTTGGCAGACTTGCGGATCTTGGACATCAGCGGATCACCTTGTAATGCCGGCCGCCAAGATGCAGGAGCTTGGGCTCCGGCGGTTTTGACCAGATGCACAGGCCGGCGGCGTCGATCTGCTGGCCTTGATCACACCACCAGTTGACCGCGCGCCAGAACGAGGCTCTCTCGCCAGGCTGTTTCTTCGCCACGTCACCGTTGGCTGTGAGCACAATTGGGCCGAAATACGGGTGCATCTCGAACCGATGCCGCTTGCCCTCCTCATCGACGATGGTTCTGTCAGGGCCGCCTACTGAAATGTGAATGAGGCTCATCGCTCGAACTCCGCAAGAATGGACTCGACCATCCCCTCCGCGCCAGCGGCTGACATCTGCGGCCACAGGAACTGGTAGGCGTGCGGCTCGCGCAGGAATGCGATGACGCTCCGGTGATGCTCCGCAAACTCGACGTCGTCTAGCGCGTCGTAAGCGACCGACTTTGGCATGGCGATGAGGCCGCCATCCGCTGCCGGGACGTACTCGCAGTGCCCTGCGCCAACCTGGAGCCAGCATCGCATCTGATCGCGGTCCGTGAACTGGTCCTGAGCGTCGAAGACGGCGCCAAGGATCGCGAAGTGCCTTCGGTGAAAAACCGGGCTGCGAGGCAGCTTGAACTCGAATGCCAGCGTGTCGCCTGGCGCCATTCGTTCGATGGCCTTGCGAAATCTGCCGTACGCGCGCTTGTCGGCATCTGACAAGCCATCCAACTTGCCCGTCTCCGCGCGTTCGAGTGTGACCTTGGCCATTAGTCTGCGTGCGGAGCCTTGGCGCTGTTATTGCGCCACTCGTGGCGGGCTTCCGGCGCTCTGTCCGGCTGGTCGGGGAACACCTCCTCGATGTCGTCCTCGCCCAACTTGCCGCCGGCGGTCAGGGTCCAGCCCACAGCGAGGGCGATGCCGACAATGAGCACGATCCACAGAAGCAACTTCAGGCCGAAGCCGAGCAGGAAGCCGATAGCGACCAAGGTGACAGCGACTGCGATGTTCTTTTTCATGGCGCTCCTTACATCACAAAGGTTGTATTGTGGATTTACAACGTATTCGTTGTAATCACTTCCGCTTACCGTCCGCCCGCCAGGCGCCGGCGTACCCGGTCAGCCAATTGGCATGAAGAACCGTGCCGATCGGGTAGGGGTTGAATGCGAAGCCCTTCGGCATGGCATGCATGCACATGGCTTTGCCGTGCTCGAATGCGGCGGCGCCTTCTTGCTCGACGTGGGGGAGGGCGATCAGTGGCTCTGTCACGTCGCCGCCTTCATCTGGTGCGCAGCCGTTACGGCCACGCCCAGCGCAGCCCATGCGTGCGACTTGACTCCGTAGGTCGGCCCAGGCTGCTTCTTGGTGCCCTGGGGGCCGATCAGGTCGATCAGTGCTTGGCGGATGTTCTGGTCCTTGGCGCGCGGGCTGCCGCACAGGTGCAACTTCACGTCTCGGCGATACACGAGCCTGACATTGGCGGGGGCGCGGAAGCGCTCGACCATACGGCCTATCCAGACGCAGGTCTCAAAGACTTCGCGGCCTACGGCCATGCCGTATGAGGCAATCATCTCGATTGCCAGATCTTCGGCCGGCGTGTGCTGGATCTCGTCCAGGATGAGGTCGTTCGGCTTTACGCCGGCACCCAAGATGCCTCTCTCGGGGTGGTAGACGCACCAACCGCTTTCCGTGGTGCCTGGGTCAATGGCAAGGATCGTCATGCCTCACCTCTCATCCGCCGAGCGGCTAGGGCCGTGTCCATGACGATCTTCTGCTCGACGCCGTCAATGCGCGCGATGATCTCCAGGCCTGTGTAGTTGCCCGTCCAGCCCAGCCACTTCACGGAATTCGGGTCGAGGCGGACGTCCAGACGCTTGCGCTTGAACTCGCGCGCGGCCGTGCGGATGATCCGGTCAGCGGTGTCCGGCTTGCGGCCGTGGCCGATGAAATGCTGCTGGAAGGCCAGGCCCATGACGAAACGCACGGTAGCGAATCGTTTGCTGAACTGGTCGTGTGTCGAGTTCATGCATACCTCGCAAACGGGGCTTCTTCGGCGATGCGCCAGTGCGAGAACAGGTAGGCCTCGTAGCCTTTGATGCCACCCTTGTGGCGGTTGCGCTCGACTTCGCGCTCACTGATGGTGGGAGCCCAGTAGACGATCTCACCGGCAATGTCGCGGCCCTTGCGGAGGAGGGCGGATTCGGCGGCACGGTTGGCGATCTTGCCCAGCTTCTCGGGTGTCGAGCCGAAGCGGGCGACCAGGGCGTCGAGCGTGAATTGCTCGCCGGCATTCGACACCAAGGCATCGACGATTTCGATCTGTCGCACAGTGCGCGCGCGATCGGCCTTGGCGGTTCTCAGGACTGGGGATGGCATTCGGTCTTCTTCTCCTCTTTTTCGAGTCTCATCACGTATTCGGGATTCGCGGCCCGGCGGTGCATCTCGCGTATCGCAGCGGACATCTGTGCTTGCGTAGCAATCTCGACCTGTTGGTCGTGCAGTTCGAGCGCCAGCTCGATGGCCGCGATTGCAGGGCCGTCCAATCCCCACTTGCCGGTGTTCGCGGCGCGGGCCTGGCAGCGAACCACCGCTTCCTGACCTGCTATCGCGACCGCCATGTACTCCTTGCCTACGTCCAACTCCGTCAACAGCATCGACAGGTTCATGGCGACGGCTAGCGCCTCCGCGTCGAACTCGGTGCCCTTGCCTTGCGTGAGAGCCGTCAGGGACTGATGGGCAACCAACGACACGTCCTGCTGCTTGTCGGTGGCCATCGGCAGACGTGCCGCGAACGCATCGACGATCGCGGTCGGGTTGATCTGCTTCGGGCGGTACTGCTTGCGCGGACGATTGTTCTTAGCCATGACTCACCGACGACCCTTGGCCCATTCGAGCCGTGCTTCTTCGCGGTCCCGAGGGAGCCGCTCGAACCTGCTACATTCGATCTCTCGGTCAAACGGGCGGAATAGACCGGCTTGCTTGTCCAGGTCGCAATGGCCATAGCCGAGCCGCGCCATGGCGGTGTCGGTTTTCAGGTTGCAGTTCTGGCAAGTGATGCAGGTCGGCATGGCTAATAGCAAAACGAAACGCTAACACGTTAGCATAATAGTCAAAAAGAAGAGGCTTGTGGAGGGATTTCATCGCCGGGCTTAGGAGCACCCCTAAGCAGCAGCGTTTTGGGGTCGGCCTTCGTGATCTGCAGTAGCGGCGCATTGGATCCGCGTCTGGCCACCAGTTCAGCGGATTTGGGGTCGCCGAGCAGCAAGGGCAGCTCGATCTGAAATCCGGCCTTGGAGTTCTGCGCCTCCGACATGCCAATCAGGTGCGGCGGGTAGTCAGGAACCTCGCTGCGCATGCGGTAACCGCGGTATCGGTTCACGAACTCGTTGCGTAAGAACGGCCACTCGTCCTCCTCCTTGCGACCAAGTTCGATCCATCCACCCATTTCGGTGATAACGCGATGGATCAGCGGGTCATCAAATACGACAGAGCGATAGGTGCCGACGGTGCGCACGGCGCGATCCACCTTGGCCCAGGCCACGAGCGCGGCGTCCTGCGTGGAACCCTGCAGCATCTTCACGACGTCGGCTGGCTTGGGCATGAATTGCCCTGAGTCCGGGTTGACGCAATGGCGGTTCAGGGCATCAGCGACAGCAGTGAATTCGAACGGCTGCATGGCCTGCCACCAGACCTTGACGGCAAACGTCGACGAATCCTGGCGATAGAAGGCGTACACGTCAGAGATCAGCGCGGAAAAGGAGGCTACGTCTTGCGGGGTCATTGCGTGGTTCCAAGGATTTCGGCGGCGGCTTTCTCGGCTACGGCGCGGTTATTGGCTTCAAGTGCTTCCTGCTTGTTCGGGCGTTGGCGCTCGCCGCTCATGCGCTGGCAGGTCGCCTTGAGGTACGAAACCGGATCTGCCGGCCGCTCAACTACCGCGGCCCGCACGGCATCCACCACGATCTGCGGGTCGTAGTCCTTGACCAGCTTGCCCACGAAGGTGCCGCATTGCTCCTTTGGCATGCCGGACTGCTGCAGCAGCGACTTGCCAGCGGACCAGAGCTCGTCCTTGTTCATCTGCTCGGCAGTCTTTGCAGGCGGCTCGCCGCCTTCTATTCCGTCAGGAATAGAAGAGATATAGGTACTGGTACTGGTTCTGGTACTGGTGTCGTCCATCCCATGGGAGTCACGCGGCTGTCCATAGTCTGTCCCGTGGGACAAATTAGGATGAGGCAGGGACGCCTTAGCATCTTCCACAGCCTTCCGGGCGGATTCCTCCGCAAGTCTGTCGGCGCGATACTTGGCTTTACGGTTTTTTTCCTTGTCCCGCAGCGCGACCATCTCTGCGACGCGCTTGATCAGCGTGTCGTGATACAGCCGGCCGTCATCAGCCTTCCACCAGCCGCGCATCAGCTTGGCCCGATGCTTCGCGAACAGATCGATATCCATGCCAAGTCGCACGGCGATCAGTTCGTCGTTGTCCGGTAGGGAGCCGCAGGGCGTCTGGCGCCATGACACGGCCCACAGCATTAGCAGCCATGGGCGAATTTCGGCGGGTGTAAGCGCCCAAGTGTCGGATTGGTCAATCTGCTCGAGATCGAGTTCGAAACGCCATCCCTTGGATCGCGTTTCGGGTGGATAGGGTGCGGGTCTATCGCTCATGGGATACTCTCCCAGAGGGAATCACCACTGTGCTGTGCTTCATCGTGCGAAATCCCTAGTGCCCAAAGATAGGCCGGGCGGCGCGAGCCAGGGCGAGCTCGCGCGGCGGTGGCCACCGCCTGCCCGATTGATCGGTGACGCAAAAACACGACGCTTACATGTGTGCAGCGCCGCCTCGCAGGTCAGACGGTGTCGGTTTCGCGCAATTCGGGCATTTGGTCGAGTAGCTTGAACTCGGCGAACGTGCCCTTGGTGGCCTTCTCCATCCGCTCTGCCAGGTCTCGCCCGAGGTTTCCGCGGCTGAGAGCATTGCGGATAGTGTTCATGCTGGTGCCGGCCTTCTGCAGCACCTTGGCTCTGTAGTCGCGGCGGCGCTCTCTCTCACCTGAAGTGATGTCGGAACCGTTGACCCGCGTGGCATCCAGCCATTGCTGAAGGTTCATTTCACGTCCTTTCGCGTGTTAATGGAATGCGCTAATAGTTTAGCAGAGGTAACGGGTTATCTTGGCGAACATACGTTGACAGCCATGCGGGGACACTTACAATAGCGAAATGGACATCAAAACTATCCGCAAACTGAACGTGCGCCTGCTGGAGCGGGATATCGGAAGCCTCTCCGCGCTCGCCCGGAAGGCAGGCACGTCTCAGTCATACCTGTCGCAGTGCGTCGGGCCGGCAGCCATTCGTTCCATTGGGGACGAGATGGCGCGCCGTCTGGAGCACTCCATGGGCAAACCGTTCGGCTGGCTGGATGAGCCGCACACGGATGAGAGCGAAATGATGCTCGCCCGCAGGGTCTATGATCGTTTGCTGACTGTGCCAAGCTCCAAGCTCCGCGCCATCGCGGAACTGCTGGACGTTCGGACGGACGATGTGGAGATGCCCCTAGAAGAGGCAGCGGTACAACAAGGGAATCAAAAGCAAACGGGACGGGTCATTACCCTGGAAGACGATGGAAAAACCAAGAAGCGAAGCGGTAAGTGAGGGAGTCATGGTCCTTGAGCAACTGCTCGAGGACTTTCGGGCAGGTAAGGTCAGCGGGGTAGTGCTGACCTACCAGACGAGCGAGGGCGGCAGCAAGCACCAGTTGATCGGTGCGTACGCTGACGACCTAATGGCGGCAACCAACCAAGTGAGGAGACTGGATGTGGCATTGAACCGCCATTTTTTATCCCCTGAGAGCTAACATGTGTGCAAAACGTTTGCATATATGCGCCGAGTTTGCTAACATTCGGCTAGCTTAGAGACTGGTCACCCAAACCAAATGAAGCGCCCCCAGCAGAGCCCGGCATCGTCCGGGCTCTCGGCATTTCTGGAAGTGGGTCGAGGTTCATTCTACGCGCGCCCCAAATGCAAAGAGCCCCACGGTGGTGGGACTCTTGTCTTGTTCTGGGCTTGAGATCTGGCGCGGGAGAGGTTACCCCCGGGCTCTTCCGGTTAGCGCGCGACCCGTGCGCCAGGTAACTTGGGGCCGCGCGCAGTCTCTTCTTTTCCCGCACCCTGGCGCCGGCGATCTTCTGGCGCTGGATGACGTGTATTCGCGGTTGTTCATAGATGAATCTCCTTGTCGGGTTGATTTGTGAGCACAATGCTAATACATGTGCTGGTTGCGCGAACTATAGCGCAACGATTAGCAAAAGGCAAACAACTTTTCTGTGACAAGGGTTCCGCCCTGTTGCAGAAGCCTCAGGAGAAGGCGGGAGAGTGCTGGCGAGGCCGGTTGATCGGGCGCACTTTGCCGCCTACGGCTTGCCCGCTTTCCCCTGAGGCTGCATGCGCCATCACGACCGGGTAGGGCTTGCCCGGCTCCCCAGGCGCCAATGTGGGGAGACTCCTATCCGGCGTCGCTGGCATGCCGAACAAGCCCGGGCCAGCTCGCGGCACGCAGCGCAGGGCCTTCAGGGGCTTGCGTAGTCGGATGCGGGCACAGCAGCGCGGGTCGGGCCAAAGGCCTTCACTGCGGCGCCGGTGGAAGCCCGGCGACCTTCACGCATGGCGATTCCCCGGAACGTATGCCGGGAGCAAGCAGAGTGGCACCTGCCCGGAGTCGCCAGCCGTGAGGGACAGCAGAAGTCGATGGCTCGGCTGCCTCAATATAGTTCGGCAGTTTGAGAATAGCGGCGTGGCGCACCGCCCCTCAACTTTCACGCATGGCGTAGCTCAGTCGGTTAGAGCCGAGTTGCCAATTTTGCAGAGGGGTCGCTGGTTCGAGTCCAGCCGCCATACGTGAGGGATACGACTTACCCGGATGCGAGGTGCGGCGAGACCGCCAGCGCGCCGGCCCCTCAAACATTTCTGCGGAATAGCTCAGCGGTAGAGCGTGGGGCTCATAACCCCGAGGTCACCTGTTCGATTCGGGTTTCCGCAACCAGTTGTCTCCTCCCTGGCGTGCTGCAACACGTCATTGCCTGCTTCGGCAGGCCTTTCTATTCCTGAGGTGCGCCCATGTGGGGAATGACTTACGCCGGCTACTGTGTCGGCCTCTGGTTGCTCATGTGTGGCGTGCCGCTGTGGCCGAACAACGACGGTTGAATGTGATTCGTAACGCATTCGCATGGGCGGCCTGAGAAAACACCCCATGCAATCCCTGTGAGGCATCCCTATGGCACGTTGCGGAGCCAAGACCCGCAGCGGCCAGCCATGCCAGTCACAAGCGATGGGCAATGGCCGTTGCCGAATGCACGGCGGCAAGGCGTCCGAGACCCACACCGGCAACACCAACGCCCTGAAGCATGGGTTCTACTCGGACGCGCTGTCACCCGATGAGTTGGTGCTCTATGAGCGAGCCCAGGTTGGCAGCCTCGACGATGAGATCCGGCTGGCCCGGGTGAAGCTGCACCGCTATGTAAAGCTGGCCGGCTCCATGGACCTGATGGACATGGTGGACGGCGCTCTCCAAATCGTCCGGAAGACGGGCGAGGCGTACGACCACGCTGCGAAGGAAATGCAGCCGTACGACAAAAAGGAGATCAAGGCCGCGGCGCCGGACTACGGCGACCTAATCGTTAGGCAGATCGACCTGATCCGCAAGTTGGAACTGGCCCGCAAGGAACTGCAGGACGCAGACAAGCCGCCACCGGAAGCGCCGGTCGGCCGCATTGAGATCGAGGTCGTGAGTGCGAACCGTAAGAATGACGATGACGGAGCCTCAGGCTGAGTTCTTCCAGCTTGATGCGAAATACCCGGCGCTGGTTGGCGGGTTCGGCACGGGCAAGACCGAGACGCTGGCGAACTGCGCGCTGCGCGATGCAATGGAGGCGCCCGCCGGGCTGATCGGTCTGTATGAGCCGACGTATGACCTGGTGCGGCTGATCCTCGCCCCCCGCATGGAAGACAAGTTGTCGACCATGGGCATTCGGTACCGGTACAACAAGCAGGAGAACATCATCTACTGCAGTTCCGGCGGCTGCGCAGACTTCGTGCTGCGGACGTTGGACAATCCAGCCCGGATCGTTGGCTACGAAACGTACCGCGCGCACGTCGACGAGATCGACACGCTTAAGGAAGACCACGCCAGGCTTGCATGGCAGAAGGTGATCGCCCGGAATCGGCAGCGTCCAAAAGGTGTTGTCGCGCCGTTTAACCGTGTAGCGGTCTACACCACACCCGAAGGTTTTCGCTTCGTCTACAAGACGTGGGCGAAGGACCCGCAGCCGGGTTACGTGATGGTGCAGGCACCGACGCGGACGAATCCGTTTTTGCCACCGGACTACATCGACAGTCTTCGCGCCAGCTACCCGCCGCAGTTGATCGACGCTTACCTCGAAGGCCGGTTTGTGAACCTGGCCAGCGGGAACGTCTATCCGAACTTCGATCGAAAACTCAATCACACCGACGAGGTGATGGCGGAGCGCGAGCCACTAGTCTGCGGCCTCGACTTCAACGTGCTCAAAATGGCTGCGGTCATCTATGTGGTGCGCAATGGCGAGCCGCGCGCGGTGGGCGAGCTAACCGGCGTGCGTGATACCCCTGAGATGGCGCGCATCCTGAAAGAGCGATTCAAGGACAAGGGCCACACGGTCACGATCTTCCCTGACGCCAGCGGCCAGAACACCAGCAGCAAGAGCGCCAGCGAGTCGGACCTGTCGATCCTGAAGCAGGCCGGATTCCTGATCAACGTCAATTCGACGAACCCGGCCGTGAAAGACCGGGTGAACGCCGTGAACGCGCTGATCCTGAACGACAAGGGCGAGCGCCGGCTGAAGGTCAACACGCATCTGTGCCCGGTCTTCACCGAGGCGCTGGAGCAGCAGCCGTACGACAAAAACGGCGAGCCGGACAAGGCGACCGGCCATGACCACGTGAATGATGCGGCCGGATACCCGCTCGTCAAGCTGTGGCCGATCGTGAAGCGTCAGACGCGCGTCAGCACCCTGGCCGCATAACCACAAAAGTCATGCAACAGGAACGCAACGTACGTACTCCATCGCCGGAAGCCGCGGAGATGGCCAACAACTGGCCGTTGATCTCGGCTCTGATGGGCGGCACGAGCGCCATGCGGGCCGCGGCTAAATCCTTTCTGCCGCAGTGGCCGAACGAGCCTGACACCTCGTACAAATCGCGGCTCGCGACGGCGACGCTGTTCCCGGCATTCTCGCGGACGGTCGAGGTGCTGGGCAGCAAGCCGTTCTCTAAGCCGCTGACATTCGAGAAGGACGTCCCAGAGCAGATCCAGAAATGGTCTGAGGACATCGACCTGCAGGGCCGGAACCTGCACACGTTCGCCGACAATGTCACGGCTGACGCGCTGGCTTCCGGTATCGCCGGCATCTTGGTCGAGTATCCGAAGGTGAAAGATGCCGACAAGCAGACGGTGGCCGACGAGAAGAAGATCGGCGCGCGGCCGTACTTCGTGCAGATCGACTATCGAAACGTGCTCGGCTGGAAGTCGAAGCGCGTCAACGGCGTCGAGACCCTGATGCAGTTGCGGCTTCTGGAGAGCGCTGTCGAGGACGACGGCGACTTTCACGAGAAGCGCGTGGAGCAAGTTCGTGTGCTCTACCCCGATCGGTGGGAGACCTGGCGCAAGAAGCGGGTCGAGGGCGGTGATGAGGAATGGCGACTTCACGATGAAGGGCCGAACTCGATTCGCCTGATCCCGTTCATTCCGGTCTACGGCAAGCGCACCGCATTCATGATGGGCACGCCGCCGCTTCTTGAGCTGGCGCACATGAACGTTGAGCACTGGCAGTCCAAGAGCGATCAGCAGACTATCCTGCACGTCGCCCGGGTGCCGATCCTCTTCGCTCGCATGCTCGGCGAGAACAAGATCGTCGTCGGTGGCGCCCAGGCAGTCGAGAGCGACAACGAGAAGGGCGACCTGAAGTACGTTGAGCACACTGGTGCTGCAATCGATGCGGGGCGCCTCTCTCTGCTGGACTTGGAAGACCGCATGCGCCAGATCGGCGCCGAATTACTGGTCATTAAGCCCGGCAATACGAGCATCACGCAGACTCTGGCCGACAACGAGCCGGGAATGTGTGCGCTACAGCGCATTGCCCAAAGCGTGGAAGACGCGCTCGACGCGGCGCTGCAAATCATGGCCAAGTGGGCCGGCCTGCCGGATGGCGGTCATGTCCAGTTGTTCAAAGACTTCGGCGTACACACGCTGTCGGAGGCCTCGCTCGAGTTGCTGCGCGAGATGAATGTCGATGGAACGCTCTCGGATGAGCAGCTTTTCATCGAAGCCCAGCGCCGCGGCCTCGTTAGTCCCGACATCAAGTGGGAAGACGAAAAGAAGCGCATCGCGCAGAACATTCCAAAGCAGGGCAGTCCGGGGCCGGATGACCCAGCCAACAAGAAAACACCGAGCCGCAGCTAACCACTGCGGCTTTTTTCATGCCCATCTGGCGGATGCCAACGGGCGAAGTGCGGCGGATGCCGCGTAGGAACCCAGGGCGGATGCCCGGAGAAAGCCACTATGCCATTCAAGTACGACGCCGATGGTCACATCGTGACGCAGGAAGTCAACGGTCAGAAGCTGCCTGTTTTCATCCACGCCGACGGCAAAGAAGCGCCGTTCGACGGAGATGGGACGGTAACCACGATCGGCAGGCTGAACGCCGAAGCGAAGGGCCACCGCGAAGCGAAGGAAGCGGCCGAAGCCGCGCTCAAGCCGTTCAAGGACGCCGGTCTGACCGACGCGGCCGCCGCGGCAAAAGCGCTGGTCACGGTCAAGAATCTCGACGACAAGAAACTGGTGGATGCCGGCGAGGTCGAGAAGATCAAGGCTGAAGCGATCAAGGCTGTCGAGGAGAAGTATGCCCCGGTGGTCAAGGAACGCGACGAGCTGCAGGCCTCCCTCGTGTCGGAAAAGGTTGGCGGCAATTTCGCACGCTCCAAGTTCATTGCCGAGAAGATGGCCATCCCTGCAGACCTAGTGCAGGCTCGCTTCGGTGACGCCTTCAAGGTCGAGGGGGGGAATGTCGTCGCCTACGACAAGGGCGGCAACAAGATCTTCAGCCGCAGCAACCCCGGCGAACTGGCTGGCTTCGATGAGGCGCTTGGCGTCCTGGTCGAACAGTATCCGTATCGGGATCAGATCCTGAAGGGATCCGGTCAGTCAGGCGGAGGGGCCGGCGGCGGCAGTGGCGGTGGCGGCGGTGGCAAGCGCACGATTTCCCGCGCGCAACTCGCGGACATGAGCCCGGCACAGCAAGCCGAAACGGCCCGTGATCCGAACGTGACGTTCACGGACTAACCAGTCCGCCCCAAGCAATCCTTGGCCGCTTAGCGCGGCCATTTTCATTTAAAGGACCACTAAATGAAGAACTTCGCTTCGAAGGTGCGAGTGTTCGCGCTCGCCACCGTGGCGTTCATCGCAGCCATCTACCCGATGGCGACGGTGGCCGCCGTGGCTGCCAAGCTGTACGCGCTGATGGAGGGCAACGTTCTCCGCCCCGCGCAGCGCGGCATGGTCGCCGGCGCTAACACGCTGACCCAACTGGTGCCCGACCTGTACGCGGCACTCGACGTGGTCTCGCGCGAAATGGTCGGCTTCATTCCGTCCGTGACGCTCGACCCAAGCGCCGAACGCGCTGCGCTCAACCAGGCGATTCGCATCCCGATCACGCCGGCTTCGACCGCCTCGGACGTGTCGCCTGGCCAACTGCCGCCGGACGACGGTGACCAAAACATCGGAAACACTCCGTTCGTGATCAGCAAGTCGCGTACGATTCCGTTCCGTTGGACGGGTGAAGAGCAGAAGGGCGTGAACACCGGCCCTGGCTACGCCACCATCCGCCGCGACCAGATCGCCCAGGCGTTCCGTACGCTGGTCAACGAAATGGAAGTCGATCTCGGGAGCCTGTTCGCCCTGACTTCGCGCGCCACTGGCACCGCCGGAACGACCCCGTTCGGTTCGAACCTCGGTGACACCGCACAGCTCCGAAAGATCCTGTCGGACAACGGTGCTCCGCTGGGCGACCTGCAATGCGTGATCGACACGACCGCGGGCGCCAACATCCGCACGCTGGCTCAGCTGACCAAGGCAAACGAGGCCGGCACCAAGGCCCTGCGCGAGCAAGGCATTCTGCTGGACCTGCACGGATTCCAGATGCGTGAATCGGCCGGCGTGGCAACCACGGCCGCTGGCACTGGCGCGAGCTACGTCCTGAACGGCGCTCACGCCAAGGGCGCAACGACCATCAACGTGCAAACGGGCTCCGGCACGGTGGTCGCTGGCGACGTCGTCACGTTCCAGAACGACCCCCGCAAGTACGTGGTAGCGACGGCCCTGTCGGGTGGCGCTTTCACCATCAACGCCCCGGGCCTGATGCAGGCAGCAAACACCGGTGCGACGGTCACCCTGGCGGCTGCAGCCACCCGAAACATGGGCTTCAGCCGCTCGGCAATCGTGCTGGCGACGCGGGCGCCGGCTCTGCCGGAAGAAGGCGACATGGCCGATGACCGCATGATGATCACCGACCCGCGCAGCGGCATCGCCTTCGAAGTTGCGATGTACAAGCAATACCGCCGCGTTCGCTACGAAGTGGCGCTGGCGTGGGGTAAGCAGAACATCAAGCCAGCCCACACCGCGACGCTGCTGGGCTAAAGCCTGGTAACCGAGACTGCCGGGTTCGCCCGGCGGTCCCAGCTAACATTAAGGAAGGTACAGACGATGGAAGACACCAACAGTCAAGCCGGCGTGAACCAAGGCGCCGAGGGCGCAGATGCTGGCCAGAAGCAAGACAAGCAGGCAGCCCAGAAAGCGGTGAAGCTCGTCAAGATGGTGCGTGATCCGGAGGAGTATCCGGAACCGCATGAAGCCAACGTCCACCCGGACGAAGTGGGCAACTACGCCCTCGGTGGCTGGAGGACGAAGTAATGCTCACGGCCCAGCAATTGGCCGATGTGCGCCGCTACGCCGGCTATCCGCTTCTAGCGGACTCGGTCGTCGACGACTCGCGCGACTTCGCCTACGGCTGGGTCTCTCCGGGTGTTTGGCAGACGCTGAACCACCGGCTGAACAACTTGCGCCCCGAGGAAGAGGCGATTCTAGTCACGACCTACTTGGCGAAGCTGAACACGTTGGAGACAGCCATCACCGACTCTGGAGAAAATCTGGACACGGCCCAGGCTGCAGTGTGGACTCACAACTCCAATGAGGTTCGCGACCGGACGTCACTGTTCGACATGTGGCGCCGCAGGATGTGCGATTTCATCGGAATCGCGCCTGGTCCGTCGCTTGGATCGGGCGGAATCAGCATCGGAAGGGCGTGAAATGGACGCGGCCAAGCTGCAGGACAAGATCTACGCCGGATATGCGAAGGCCGCGAAGCGTATCGGTTATGTCTATGACGTGTACCGCCCGGCGGGCGCTGCTGATCCGCTGACAGTGAAGGTCGCGAGCCTCAACGCCTCGTTTTCGGCCCAGGAATGGACGTACACGCGGCCCAATCTTCCCGAAAAGCCGTACTGGTACTGCCTGATCGACGGTCGGCAGACGCAGGTGGGCGACTACCTGGTCCGCGGCGAGAACGTCTATTTCATCGGCGGCATGCAGGAGAACCTGCCCATCCTCGCCGTCGGCTGCAATCGTCGGATCTGGGTCACCCGGCCCGCGTCGGATGACAACGCCGTGGGCGCGGTCGGCTATTCCGGCGTCTGCGCGACTGACGACGACGTTGTGCTGGGGTCGCCTGGCGGTGCCGGCGGCTGGCCGTGTGCCGAACTGTTCGGCGGCAAGACACGGACCCACGCCGAACTGCCCGCTTCGGGCGACGAGCACGGATTCCGCATCTGGCTGCCGGTCAGCGTGCCGATCGTGATCGCTTCTGGCGACATCGTGATCGACGACCTCGGCCGCCGCTTCAGCGTAGGCGGGGCGGAGCGGTCCGAACAGATGTGGCGACTGGATCTGACTGAGGTGCACGTCTAATGACGGGACTCGCTGAAGTATCAAACGCTCTGGTCGCCCTGATCGCGCAACTGGTGTACCCGAACGGGACCGGTCAGCCGTCTATCGTCGGAAAGCCGGTCAAGGTCTACGGCGGATGGCCGGCGCCTGATGTGCTGACGAAGGACCTCGCCGCAGGAAAGGTCCATATCTCTGTTTTCCCGCCCAATGGGCTGGAGAAGATCGTCGATACGGCGGTTACGGACTGGCGGACTGTAGTTGAGCCGTCCATTACGTTGACGTTGACGCTCGCTGGCCAGACTGTGACGGTCGGTGGGGCGGTCAGCCAGCCGCAGAACGCGGCGCTGGTCGTCGACGGGAAGGGATACGCCTATGGCGTCCAGTCCAACGACACGCTGACCTCGATTGCGACCGCGTTGGCGGCACTCGTGTCGGCCGATCAGCCAGCTACATCGTCGGGGCCGGTGGTCACGATCCCCGGCGCGAAGGCAATTTCTCCCCGCGTCGGCGGCGCCGGGACAAGCATCCGCGAATTGCGCCGGCAGGAGCGGGCGTTCCGCATCACGGTGTGGGCGAATTGCTTCGACTCCCGCGACCCGATTGCCGACCTGCTCGATTCTGCGCTTTCCGGCACGTTCCACCTGACGCTCCCGGACGGGATGAGCGCCACGCTCCGCTACAAAAGTAGTAGCCAGGACGACAGCGGCCAGAAAGAGAGCATTTACCGGCGGGACCTGGTCTACGCCGTCGAGTACTCGACGACGCAAGTCCGTACCGACACGCAAATCACGGTCACGAAGACAAACGTCAGCGCAGGCCCGACTCTCGCCGATCAATTCCCGATCGCGAGCATTGTGGAGTGAAACCTATGAAGCTCATCGTGAAGACGCCATTTGGCTCTCACCAGGTCGGAGACGAGATCACCGACGAGAAGGAAGTCGCGGCCGTTCTGGCGAGCGATCAGGCGTCTTTTGTGACGCAGGTCGAGTCGGACCCGCCGCCGGCGAAGAAGTAAGCAAACCACAGCCGCCCTAGAGGCGGCTTTGTTCATTTTGGGCTGCCTCCGGGCGGCCTTTTTCGTTCCCGGAGGCACAAATGCCGATTTCGCAGCAGGGCCAGATCAATACCACGGCTCTCATCGTCCCGGACCTGTACGTCCAGATCGTTCCGCCGCAGGTCGCCCTTCTGAACGGCGTGCCGACCAACATCCTGGGTATCGTCGGTACCGCCCAGTGGGGCCCTACCAACTCGCCAGCGATCATCGGTGACATGGCTGCGTACGCGCGCACGTTCGGTGCCGTGCAGAACCGCAAGTACGACATGGGCACGGCGGTAGCCATCGCAGTGCAGCAAGGCGCAAACAACTTCCGATGCGTCCGGGTGACGGATGGCACCGATGTCGCGGCCACGGCGACCGTCCAGACGAACTGCCTGACGCTGACCGCGAAGTACACCGGAACGCTAGGCAACACCGTGTCGCTGACGCTGGCCAATGGCTCGGCCGCTGGCACCTGGAAGGCGACCATCGCAGCGCCAACGCTTCCTCCGGAAGTGTTCGACAACATCGGTGCAGGCCTGTCCGGCAATGCGCTTTGGCTGGCGATTGCCGCGGCGATCAACAATGGCAACAGCGTTCAACGTGGCCCGTCGCAGATCATGACGGCCGCCGCAGGGGCCGGGGTCACCGCTCCGGCGGCGGCAACGACGACGCTCACCGGCGGTACGGACGGTGCGACGACCATTACGGGCACCGTCCTGCTCGGCCAGGATACCGTCCCGCGCAAGGGGATGTACGCCTTGCGCAGCACTGGCGCTTCGGTGGCAATGCTCGCGGACTGCGATGACTCCACGAGCTGGGCAACTCAGATCGCTTTCGGCTTGTCCGAAGGTATCTACATGATCGGCACCGGCCCGGCCGGCGACACGATTGCCAATGCCGTCACGGTCAAGAGCACCGCCGGCATCGACAGCTACGCCTTCAAGCTTCTGTTCGGCGACTGGGTCTACTGGCTCGACACCGTCAACGGCGCGACACGTCTGGTGTCGCCTCAGGCATTCGTGGCGGGCCTCCTGTCGAATCTGTCGCCGCAGAACAGCAGCCTGAACAAGCAGATCTACGGCGTCGTCGGCACGCAGAAGTCGAACGCCAACCAGCAGTACTCCAGCGCCGAGCTTCAGACGCTGATCCAGGCGGGCATCGACCTGATCGCCAACCCGGTTCCGGGCGGCTCCTACTTCGGCTGCCGATCGGGTCACAACACGAGTTCGAACTCGCTGACGTACGGGGACAACTACACCCGTATGACGAACTACATCGCCAGCACGATCAATGCTGGCATGGGCAAGTACGTCGGCCAACTGCAGAGCGCCACGGCGCGGGCTCAGGCCGCCGCGACGCTGTCGAACTTCCTGAGTTCGATGGAGCAGCAGGGGATGATCGGCGCCGTAAACGGCGGCCCGGCCTTCTCGGTGCAGATCGACGCGGCGAACAACCCGATGAACCGTGTCGCGTTGGGCTACATACAGGCCGACGTGAAGGTGATCTACCTCTCGGTGATCGAGAAGTTCATCGTCAACGTGGAAGGCTCTCAAGCCACGGTAATCCGGACGTCCACGAGCAACCAGTAACCCATGAACCCGAAGCCCGGCCGCGAGCCGGGCGCGTTTTCCGGAGAAAAACATGCCGCTTCAAGGCTATTCCATCGGGCGCGACGTTACGCTGGTGCTCCAGACGCCGTCCGGCCCGTTGTCGATCCCGAAGATCACCAATTTCACGCGCAAGCAGGATGCAACGGTCGAGCGCGTCAAGCGCATCGACGGCATCACCGAGACGCTGCGCTTCTTCGATGGCTGGTCGGGTTCCCTGCGCGCCAAGCGTAACGGCCCTGACGTCGATCGCTACTTCGCTCAGCTCGAAGCGAACTACTACGCCGGCCTGAACGAGGTGGCAGCGCAGATCTACGAAACGATCACCGAGCCAAATGGTGCGATTTCGCAGTTCCGCTACGACGGCGTGATGCTCACCTACGACGACGCCGGCAACGTGACTGGCGATGCTTCGATCGAGATCTCGCTGACCTTCACCGCGTCGCGCCGCATCCAGGTTTCCTAACCGCCTATGACCAAAGTCACCATTACCGAATCGTCCAACACGCCTTCGGCCCAGATTCTGGCCACCGCAAACGCCACGTTCGAAGAGAAGGACGCGCGCGGACGCACGCTGACACTGAAGAAGCCTGGGCTGCTGATGCAGTTCCGGCTGACCGAGGCGATGGGCCCGGATGCGGCCGAGAACGGCGCGTATCGGGCGATGTGCTTCCCGCTGATGTGGGTCACGGCCATCGATGGCGAGCCCATCAATCAGCCCTCCACGAAGTCGGAGATCGAGGCGCTCATCCAGCGGTTGGACGACGACGGCTTTCTGGCCATCCAGGCCGGTATCGAGAAGTACCGGAAGTCAACGGCAGAGCAGGGCTCGGTGCAGTCGGCAAAAAACTAGCGCAGGCTGCGGAATTCCGCAGGGCGCTGTGGCTGGTGAAGAACGGCGTCCCGTTTGACGTCGCCTTCGCCATGCCGGAGACAATGCGCTTCGCTGCGGCTGTGGTCATGAGTGAACACGAGGGCGCCGAGTTCGATTGGAACACTCTGATGTTCAAGGAGCCGCCGCAATGAAGGAATTTCGCAGCCTGGTTGACTTTGCCAATCACCTGACCCGCCTTGCCGCTGTCGCGCCGACTGTGACTAATCACATGGTCGAGCAGGCGGCAGAAAAGGTCGAGAAGGTGGCCAAGTCCGAGATTGCGCACTACCAGCCAGCCGTGGGCCCCTTCCCGAAATGGGAAGACCTCACGCCTGAAACCGAGTTCGACAAAATCCGGAAGGGGTTCCCAGTCGATGCGCCGCTGCTGCGGACTGGAGAGATGCGAGACAGCATCTCGCACTCTTCGCAAGGGAATGAGGCTGTGGTGGGGTCGACGGACGAAAAGATGGTCTGGCACGAGCAAGGGACGGTTCATATCCCGCCCCGCCCGGTGTTAGGTCCAGCGGGTATCCGAGGGATGGCTGACATGCAGGCGAGGTTTGCCGCCACTGTCGCGGCTTGGCTCGGCGGCAGGAGTTGGCGCAAACCGCGCCTCAAATAGCGCGGAAAGGGCGGCTGCGCCCACGGAACCGACCACCCAGACCGCCGCAAGCGACCAAAAGACCCGACGCACGCGCCGGTCCAGTTTGACCTGGTCGAGATCCTCTACGTCCGAGACCTTCAACGGTTTCGGATACTGGATCGTCGAAAAGTGGTCGGCTAGCCACTCGTGGATTCGGTGTTTCAGCTTTCGCATGGGGTCGGTTTGGGCTCCGGCGGAATGACAAGTATAGGTCACCATGCTCGACGCATATAAGATCGGCACCACCCTGGTCCTGCACGACATGGTCGGCCCGGCCCTCCTGAAGCTCGCGACTGAGTTCCGGAAGCTGGACATCATGGCCGGCAACGTGAACCGGCACCTGTCGGCGATGGAGAAGCACGTCGTCGGCGTCCGGGCCATGTCGCGCGCTAACGCCACGCTTGCTACCAACATGGGCAAGGCCAATATGGAGGCCGCCCAACTCGCCCGGAATATCAACGCCATCCATGCGGCCAGCGCCGCTGCGCAGCGTACGGCGGCCGCCGGCGCCTTCGGCGTCTTTGGCCCAGGCGGTCGTGGTGGTGGCGGCTCCGCACTCCCGCCGCCCGGGGGCGTTATCCCGATGTCGATGCGTCCTCGCTACGGCGGCGGACGTGCCGCGGGCGGAGGTGGTGGCTTTGGTGGCCACGGCGGCAACAACGTCCATGTCGGGCCGAACGGGTTCGGGGTGGGAGCGGTCGGGATGGGGCTGCCTGGCGGGATGTTGTTGCCGGCCGCCGGTGTCATGGGGACGGCCTACGCAGGCAAGCAACTCTACGATGCCGCTAAGGACTACCAGACGGCCGAGGCGCGGTTCAGAACGCTAAACCTTGGGGATGCCGTCAATAAGGACGCCGACAAGTTCGCCCGCGGCACGCGCGTGTTTGGCACCTCCAGCACACAGTTGATGGAGGTGCTTCGCGAATCGGTCGGCCTGTTCGGATCCATGGACTTGGCGAAGGAAGTCGCCCCGACGATTGCTGCGCTAAATGCGGCAAATGCCGGGCTCTTCGGAGGGAAAATCAGCGGGATCGACGGCGGCGCCGTGAAGTCGATCATGCGCTTCAACGACATGCGCGGGCTGACCGACAGCAAGGATGACTTCCTGCGAGGTCTGGATCTTACGCAAAAGCTCGTTACCGGCTCGGGGGGGGCACTGTCATTCAGCGACCTTGAGCAATTCGCCAAGACAGGCGGCGCGGCGTTCAAGGGACTGAGTGATCAGGGCATCTTAAATATGTCCACTCTCATGCAGGAGCAAGGCGGGGCGCGGACGGGTACCGCGCTGATGTCGCTATACCAGAACCTCATCGCCGGACGTACGCCCAAGAAGACCATGGCCGCGCTGGCCGACGCTGGTCTGGGTGAAATCAGCGAAGTGACCAGTGGCAGCGTCGGCGGCAAAACGATCAAATCCACCGTCCTGAAGAACATCAAGGACGAGAAGATGCTTCGCGAAGACCCTGCCGGCTGGCTCATGAAGTACGGCACCGAAGCGGCCAAACGTGCTGGGAAGACGACTGACTCCGAGATTATCGGGTTCATGAACAACCTAGTCTCGAACCGCCAAGGTTCGAACATGGCCGCCAACTTCACCACGCAGCAGGTGCAAGCGCTACGTGATGCAAGGATGTCCGCCAATGCTAAGGGTTACCAGGGCACGATCGACATGTTTAAGGGCACGGCCGGCGGTGCCGAAGCCGACTTCGTGGCCGCTTGGGAGTCGCTAAAGACCGAAATGGGGCGCGGCATCCTGCCGAACGTCACGAAGATCCTGAACGCAGGCACCGAGTTCTTCCGCTCAGTCAACGACTGGGGGCAGAAGAACATGCCGATGCTGGAGAAGCTGCAGACGGCCGGCACGCCGATGGGCAACCCTTTCGCTAACTTCGGTCTAGGGAGTGGCGGTAATGCTGGGTGGCTGTACAGGCAGGCCAAGGCGCTTATCACCGGGGGCGGGGGTGGCGACGAGATGGCAAAGGCCAATCCCGTCGCAGGCTCCGGCCAGGCCACTGTCCAGGTGAATAGCACCATCAAGCTCGATAGCCGCGTGCTTGCAGAGATGACTTCGTTCCACCAGGCGCGCGAACTCTCCCGTCCCCAGACCGGGACATCGACGTTTGACCGCGGAATGTCGCTGCCTGCCCCGTCAATGAGATAACCAAATGGCTGATGTCGTTCTTCAACTCGGGGATTTCACCTTCCAAAGGAACGAAATCCCCGAGGAGATCGCCTTTGGTGGCGAGCAAGCACTTGTCGTCCATCGCCTGGTTGGCGGCGTCAAGCAAGTTGACGCTATGGGCGATTTCACCGGTCCAATTGCTTGGTCAGGATGGATCGAGGGACCGGATGCGGTGGCGCGAGCGCGGCAATTGATCGCGATGCGCGCCGCCGGCGCCGGAATGCTGCTGTCTTGGTCTGAACTGCAGTTCGCCGTTGTCATCAAGGAGTTCGAGCCGAACTTCCACCGCTTCTACAAGATCCCGTATCGGATCGTGTGCGAGGTGGTCGAGGATCTAACTCTCTCCACGGCGGGAAGCGGCGACCTGAGCATTGACGACCTGATCAATGGCGACATGCTCGACGCAACGTCGCTGTCCGACTCTATTGGTGATTTGTCCCTGTCGGGTCTGATGGCAAGCGCGAATTCGGCGGTCAAGGCGGTTTCTAGCTTCGCGAACGCAGCGCAGTCGACGCTCAACAGTGTTTTGCAGCCTATCGCGGCGGTGCGGAACGAAGTGCAGACGCTGATCGCGTCGGCTAACAACACGCTGATCAACATCACGACGTTGGGCGGCATCCTGCCGAACAACCCGATTGCGACGCAGGTGCAGCGGCTCGGTAACCAATTGGCGGCTGCCCAGCAGCTTCCCGTCTTGGTGGCGCTGGATCGGACTGTGGGCCGCGTCCAGATGAATATCGGCTCGATTTACTCGAGCGCGAAGCAGATCACGACCGCCGGCGGAAACCTGATGGACATGGCTGCCAAGGAATACGGCGACGCGATGGCCTGGACTGGTCTCGCGAAGGCCAACCCGCAGCTGGGCGGTGACCCAGAAGTCAGCGGCATCCAAACGATCACAGTCCCGCCCTCGAAGGACAACGTAGGGGGCATCTTGAACTCATGACGAAAAACAGCCTTCCAGTGCTCCCCGTGGCGCGGTCGCCGCGCGCAATTGTGAAGGTTGCAGGCGTCATAGTCACCGGTTGGGTCAGTTGGTCGGTCGAGAACAACACGCTCTACCAGGCGGATACGTTCCGAGTGGTCTTCGCGGTGAATCAGTTGCCAGACGAAACCGACGCAATGTGGTTCTCGGACCAGTCTGAGGCCTTCGTCGAGATCTTCGCGGGCTTCCCGGCTGATCCACAGAACTTCAGCGAGACGGACCTAACGAGTCTGATCTATGGGCGCGTCGATGATATCGACTACGACCCTGTCAGTACGACCATCACTCTGACTGGGCGGGATTTGACTGCAGCGTTCATCGATTCGAAGCGGTCACTTCAGTTCCAGAACATGACCTCGTCGCAGATCGCGACGAAGCTCGCCCAAGAGCATGGCCTGACGCCGGTCGTCACGGCGACAACCAAGCGCGCTGGCAACATCTACGCCTACGACCACGTACGGCAGATGAACCAGCGCAGCGAATGGGACCTGCTGTCGTTCTTGGCAGACGAAGAAGGTTACATCGTCTACGTAAAGGGCAAGGAACTCCACTTCGAGCCACGACCTGACGAACAGGATGCCCCCTACGAGATTCGCTGGGAGATCAACGAGCAGGGCCTGCCGGTGGCCAATGTAATGGACCTAGTGCTGTCGCGCAGCTTGACGGTCGCCAAGGGTGTGACGGTGGTCGTGCGCTCTTGGAACGCGAAGCAGGCTAAGGGATTCACCGCTTACTACCCCAGCAAGGGGAAGTCGACGCAAGCGGGCCAGGCATCGCCGTTCGGCAACCAGCAGATCTACTCGATCGTGCGCGGCGGACTCACAGCGGAGCAAGCGTCATTCCTTGCCCAGAAGACACACCGGGAGATTACGCAGCACGAGATGAAGCTGCGCGCGCGCCTCCCGGCCGACGACGACCTGACGACGACTTCCATGCTTCGGCTTACCGGTACGGGGACGAAGTTCGACCAGGATTACTACGTGGACTCGATCGTTCGCTCGATGAGTGTGACGGAGGGCTACGTCATGACGGCTTCTGCCAAGAACCACAACCCCGAGACGGTGCCATTGCCATGATGAATGTCATGCGAAACCAGATGCGCGCCGCAGCGCAGCTCGCAGGAGGGGAGGACGAGCAGACCAAGATCGGATTAGTCCACAGCTACGACCCAGGAACCGGCGCGGCGCGAGTGCGACTTCAGCCGGAGGACCCGGACAACCCGGATGCGACGCTCACGGGCTGGCTGCCGGTGTCCACAGTCTGGGTGGGCGATGGCTGGGGCGTAGATGCGCCGGTCAGCCCCGGCGACCAGGTCGAGGTGAAGTTTCTGGGTGCCGAGATTGAGAGCGGCTACATCTCAGGACGGTTCTACAGCGACAGCATGCGGCCGACCGGCGCGAAGTCGGGGGAATTCTTCCTCCGGCACAAGGGCGGCGCTTTCATCAAGCTGACGAACGATGGAAAGCTGGCGATCAACAGCCAGGTAGAGGTCGACGTGACCGCGCCCTCGGTAATGATCCAGGCAACGGGAAACGTCAACGTGCAGGCCGCTGGCCAGGCGAACGTTACGGCGCCGTCCATCAGCCTTGGCGCGAGCGGGCAGTCATTGCTAGCAGTTATCACCTCGGCATTCCAGGCGCTCTTCAACGGGCACACCCACAATGAGACGGGCAGCGTCACCGGCGCGCCCAACCAGCAGCTGGGCGCCTCACACATGACTACCACCGTTAAGGCCGGCTAATGGCGCAACAGCAACTCAACGACCTCAATCAGTGGGTCGGAGGCGACCTTTCTGCGTCTGCGACTGGCGATCTAGCGACAGCCGCGGCAGACCTCCGGACCAACCAGAGGATCGTCCGCCGGCTGGTGACGCCGAAGGGCTCCTACATCTTCCACCCAGAATACGGCGCGGGGCTTCCGCAGATGATCGGCGGGACGGTCGACATTCCGGCCATTACCGGGGAGATTCGTTCTCAAATCCGCATGGAAGAGGGCGTCTCGCAGACTCCGGAGCCAAGCATTGACGTCAAGCCGATCCAGGACGGCGTCAGCGTTGGCATCCTCTACACCAGTTCGGTAACGCGCCGGCCGGTGTCCTTGCAGTTCAACGTGAACGAGTGACATGGCACTTCAGACGCAAGACTTCGTAACGCTGGTGCGTAACCAGGTCACGGCCATCCAAGGCTATGCCAGTGCGCTGGTCGACACGAGAGTCGGGTCGATTCTGCGGGCGATCGTCGAGGCGAACGCCGCACTGGTCATTTGGCTGCAGAGCCTGATCGTCCAGGTTCTGGCCATCACGCGCGCGGCAACCTCTAGCGGGTCGGACCTCGATTCGTGGGTGGGTGACTACGGCATGACACGCCTCGCGGCCACGTACGCCAGCGGGCAGGTGACGTTCAGCCGATTCACCGCTACCCAGCAAGTTGTCGTCCCCGTCGGCGCTGCCGTCCAGACCGCGGACGGCAGCCAGCAGTACTCGGTGGTAGTAGATGCGACCAATCCGGCCTATAACGCGGGCCTTGGTGGGTATGTCATGGCCGCTGGCGTCGCAAGTGTGACGGTTCCGGTAATTGCGACAGTCGCAGGCGCGGCCGGCAACGTCATTGCAGGGTCAGTCACTACTATCACTGGCGCGATAGCCGGTGTCGACACTGTCACCAATGCCGCTGGCTTTGTGAATGGCGCCGACGCTGAATCGGACCCAGCCTTGCGCACGCGATTCATCGCATATGTGCGCAGCCTGTCGAAGGCTACAAAGGATGCGGTTGGCTATGCAATCACGTCGCTGCAGCAGGGCGTCACGTATTCGCTGGTTGAGAACGAGACGTACGCTGGCTCGGTGCAGATGGGCTACTTCTACGTGGTGGTGGATGACGGTACTGGTGCGCCGACAGGCACGTTCCTTTCCACTGTCTACAACGCAGTGGACGCCGTGCGCCCGCTGACGGTTAGCTTCGGCGTGTTCGCCCCGGTGGTTGTGAACGCCGCTGTGGCAATGACCGTCTCCATCGCGGCTGGATATGACGCTGCCGCGACGCGGACGCTCGTTTCCAACGCGTTGAAGGCGTACATCAATTCCCTGTCGCTCGGTCAGCCGCTGCGGTACTCGCGCCTAGCCCAGATCGCCTACGACGCCTCACCTGGCGTGACGAACGTCACCGGGGTGACATTGAACGGCGGGACGGCAGACCTGACGGCGACGGCCAAACAGGTAATCAAGTGGTCCTCTGTGACGGTACTCTAAATGGCGACGGGCGATCAAAAGGATATCTACCGCCGCCTTCGCGGCTATCTCCCGCCATGGTTCGGTGACGAAGCGGACACGCCACTGGTCAATGGCGTGATCAACGGTCTGGCCTATGCCGGTGCCTATGTCTACGGACTGCTGAGTTACACCAAGCTCCAGACGCGCATCAAGACTGCGACCGACGGCTGGCTAGACATGATTGCGGCCGATTTCTTTGGGACGGCGCTCTTGCGGGCGGCGAACCAGTCAGACGAGTCGTTCCGCGCCCGGATTTTGATCAACCTTTTTCGTGAGCGCGCCACGCGCGCCGCACTGATCAAGATCCTCAAGGACCTGACCGGCCGCACGCCAATCGTGATCGAGCCAACTCGACCGGCGGACACCGGTTCGTATGGAGGCCCGTTGATCGGTTACTGCGTGGCCGGCGCATATGGGTCGATGTTGATGCCGTTCCAGGCATTCGTGACTGCCTACCGGCCGATTGGCACGGGCATCCCCCTGATTGCGGGCTACGGCATCTCCACCGGCGGCTACGGTCAGCCATCGCGAGGCGCTTACGCCTCAATGGCGATGATCCAAGGATCGGTCACTGACGCGGACATCTACGCCGCAATCGACAGCGTGAAGCCCGTGGCGACGATCGTCTGGGCACGAATCAGCAGCTAACCCAGCACCTCTCTTATCTCACCTTTCAAGGGCGCCTTCGGGCGCCCTTTTTCATTGGAGCGCAGATGGATCGCCAGATCGTCTATCCCGGGCAGATTCCCCTCGAAACGGATCTCCTGAACTCGAACAGGTTCGCGATGGTGGCCATCGCAAAGCTCGCCGCTGCCATTCTTGGGACGGCGACGCTGGCCAATGGCTTGGCGTGCGCACCGACGACGCCGGCGTCGCTGCAGGTCAAGATCGGCCCGGGCGAAATGTACAGCCTCGCCGCCCTCGACGCGGCGGACTATTCGTCGCTGGCGGCCGACACGACGCACAACATCCTGAAGCAGGGCATCTCGCTCGATGACGTCCTGCTGACCTGCAACCCGCCGGGCACGGCTGGCCAGAGCATCAACTACCTAGTTCAGGCGGCTTATCAGGATCAGGACAGTGGTCTGGTGACGCTGCCGTACTACAACGCAAGCAACCCGACGCAGGCGTGGTCCGGCCCGAACAATTCCGGGGCTCAGCAGGCTACCGCGCGCAAGGGCGTCATCAGCATCAACGCGAAGGCGGGCATTGCTGCTACGACGGGGTCGCAGACGACTCCCGCGCCTGATGCCGGGTTCACCGGCTTGTGGGTCGTCACGGTGGCCAACGGTCAAACGACCATCACGGCCGGCAACATCAGTCAGGTGAGCGGGGCGCCGTTCATCGCTGAACGCCTTGGCGACAAGATCAGCACGATGACGGGTGATGTGCGCTATGCCCCGACCGGCGTCATCGGCGCGACCCGAAACGGCAGGATGTCAGTGGTCGCTGCATCGGCGTCCGCCACCTACACAGCCGATGAGGTGGTTGTCGAGCAAGTCTTGGGCGGGAAGACGTATCGCCTGGCCAACTTCAACAAGACGATCAACCTGGCGACGACCGGGGCCGGCGGCATGGACACCGGGGGGGCGCCAGTCTCCAACTTTGTTGCAATCTACGTGATCTATAACCCCATCACGGGCGCCTCTGCGCTTCTCGCCACCCTGGCCGGTGCCACTGTCCCTGAGGTGTATGGCGGCGCCAATATGCCAGCCGGATACACCGCGTCTGCGCTGGTCGCTGTTCATCTGACCAATAGTTCAGGGCAATTGGTGCCGGGCTATTGGCGCGATCGCGAGTTGGCCATGGGCTCGATCACCGGACTCTCCACCAACACCACATCGGCGACGTACGCTTCGGTACCTATTGGGAACGCCGTTCCCGCGAATGCGAAAGCTGCAAGCGTTGTAGGGCAAGTATCGAATACCAGCGCGGGTCAGACGATGGAGATTGACATCGCGGCAGACAGCAATGGGGTTGGTGTTCTCATTAGCGATGGGTCTCCGCTGGTTGGGGCCGGAAAGTCAGCTCAGGGATGGGTCACGCTCGCGACGCCCCAGCAACTCTTCGCTAGGCGAACGAGTGGCGGTGGTACGCCGACGTTCACCATGCTGATTAACGGGTATCGGATTTAAGGAGTGACCCATGCAGCAGCTATTCGTGCAGTTTGGCGATGCGACCGAAGCGGTTGTGATTGCAGTCATCGGCGGCAGAGGCGACCCGGAAGTCTATCCATACCAAGGTGTGATTGGCATCGATGACCATCGATACGGTGCGTTTTTCGAGGAGATGACGCCTTTTGCAAAGGCCAACGCCGGCCTACCTGTTCCGCAGGCATAGCAAAAATCGCCCGTATCTCTGAAGTCTTGGGGGCGAAAGGGACGAGGGTACAAGGCGCAGCAACGATGGCCCGCTTCGGCGGGCTTTTTCATTATCTCCGGGGAAATTAATGATCGAGGCCGACATGGCAAACGAAGCAGTGAAGCTCGCGCCCGCGGCGCCGGTTCCCGTCATGACCCTTATGGGTTACAGCGTTCAGGACTGGGCAAGTTGGCTGACGGCGTTCTACGTGCTGCTGCTGATCTCGAATTTCATCTGGACGAAAGTGCTCCGCCCTTGGATGCGGGCTCGGCGAAAGGAGAAAGGGCCAGATGCTTAAGCAACGGATCGCGGTGGCTGCTCTAACCATGTCGGCGGCTGGCATCGCAGCCTGGCAGTCGTCGGAGGGCTATACCGAACGCGCCGTCATTCCTACAAAGGGTGATCGGCCAACGATCGGTCACGGTTCGACCAGGTATGAGGACGGGCGCCCCGTAAGGATGGGTGACACCATAAATCCGCCCCGAGCACGCGAGCTCGCTCGCAACTTGATGCAACAGGACTGCAAGCGGATGGCCGACACGCTGCCTGGCGTCAAGTTGTACCAGGAGGAATACGACGTCTACTGCAACTTCGTTGGTCAGTTCGGGATGAACAACTGGCGCACTTCCAGCATGCGCCGAGATCTCCTCGCAGGTGACTACGTGGGGTCATGCAACGCGCTGCTGCTCTACAAGTTCTCGGCCAAATATGACTGCAGCACTATGGTCAACGGCCAGCCAAACAAGCGTTGCTACGGCGTGTGGACCCGTCAGCAGGAACGACACCGCAAATGCCTGGAGGCCCAATGAGATATGGAAGCCGGAAGTTCCTGACTGCGCTGCTAGTCATCGTCTCCGCTGACGCCATGCTGCTGGTCGGCACGATCGATGCGGCGGTATGGGGTGCGACAGTCGGTAGCGTTGTTGCCGCCTACATCGTTGGCAACGTCGCGCAAAAGGCGGTGACGAAGTCATGATTGCAACCGCTCGATTTTGGCTCGCGCTGCTTGTCGTTTCGCTGATCGCGTACGGTGGTGGACGCTGGCAACAGTCCCACTCCGAGGCGGTGAAGTACGAAGGGGAGAAGACTAAGGCCGCGCTGTCTGCGGCGGCCGATCAGATCAAGGCCACCGATCTGGCGCGCGCCGAGGAACAACGCCGCGCGGTGGCACAAACGGAGATCGCGAATGCCGCGAAGAAAGATGCTGAAGAGGCGCGCCTGGACGCCCGCACTGCTGACGCTGCTGCTGACGGGTTGCGGAAGCGTATCAACGAGCTACTTGCCGCTGCCAGAGCCAGCCAGGATTCCGCTGCTACCAGCGGAAGCGCGTCAGCCGGCGATCCCCTTGGAGTGCTTGCCGACGTGCTCGAAAAATCTGACCGTCGAGCGGGGATCGTGGCTGAATACGCCGACTCTGCCAGGATCGCCGGCCAAGCCTGTGAGCGAGCCTACGACGCGCTAACGCCCGCGCGTTGAAGCGTCCAATTGTCGGATGAGATCCCGGATGTAAAACTCGTTACCTGCCTTCGACAGATGGTCTGTGTCGCTGATCAGGAGCCGGCCGTCCTTGTAAAGCGAGCACTGCCCATTGGGGCACAGCCAGCTCGTCGGGTCATAGAAGACCATGTCGGGGTTCTTCGCTTTCAGCTGACGCATGACCTCGCGATATGCCGTGCGCGGTGCAATATCGTCTTTGGTAAGTGTCTGGCAGAAGCCGTGTTCCTTGCGGAAGTGGGCACGGATACCCAGCGGCGCCGGCGCGCATAGCTGGGCGGACTGCTTGATCGTGAAGTTGTCCTCGGCCACGATCACCCGTTTTCCCAATGCCTCGATCTGCTGAATGGTCCGCTGGTAGCCCGCCACGTAGGCGGGGATATTGGCTTCTGCGCCGTCCGGCACAAAGCCGCCATATGCGGCCAAGATGACAGTCTTCACCGAGGGATGTTTTGCGATGAATTCCAGCCCGGCCTTCAGTGCGACGTCGCATCCGGGGCGCCACTCGACCCCCAGGGAGGGCGGACACGAACTGGCGCCAATGACGGTCGGCTTGTCGAATCGCGGGTCCTTGCTGGTTGCCAGACCGTAATACATGGCCCCGGCGTGGCTGTCGCCCAGGATGACGACGTTGGTCTCCGGGTTGGTTACGCAGAACGACGACTTGACCCCCGCAACTCTGTCGCTGCAGTACGTGCCGAATGGCTCGGCTCCCCACACCACGCGCGCTGACAGGTCGTTCGGCGAGGTCTGATAACGCCACGACAAGCCGTCCAAGAGATACGTCGACATCCCGATTGCCGCGGCGGCCAGGGTGGCAAGGGCAACCCCGCTGTGGACCAAGCGCCTGTTACGTCCGAAGCGGACGGGATTCTCGACCAGATAGTGGGTTGCGGCCGCCAGAGCAAGGGTCGCCGCAACGGCAATCGAGCGCGCGGTGTTGGACGCTTCGCCATCGTTCACGATGCGTAGAAAGACGAGGATTGGCCAATGCCACAGGTAGGCGACAAAGCTGATCTTCCCGATCCAGGTCAGCAATGGAATGGACAGCAACCACCTGTTGACGAGCGCGTCGCGCCCTGCCGCGATCAGCAAGGCAGCGCCGAAGACAGGTAGCGTGGCGTACCAGCCGGGGAACGGGCTGCTCACGTTCGTGATCGCAAAACCATATCCCAGCATGCCGGCGCCGACCACCGCAAGAATGTTGCGACCGATTGTGCTGACCACCGTGGGCACGGCCGATGGCAGCCGGATGAGCGATAGATACGCGAGCAGGGCGCCAACGAGCAATTCCCAGAAGCGTGCCTGCGGCATGTAGAACGCGGACGTCGGATCAGTCTGAAGGTACTGAAGGCCAATGGCGAAGGACACCAGCCCGGCCGCAATCATCAGCCAGACAGGGCGCAGGCCAAACCGGTGCAGGATCCACAGCAGGCAGGGCCAGACGATATAGAACTGCTCCTCGATCGCAAGCGACCAAAGATGCAGCAGGATCTTCGTCTCGGCCGCCGTGTCGAAGTAGCCGCTGTCCTTCCAGAGCACAAAATTCGATACAAAGGCGGCCCCTGCAGCGATGTGCTTGCCGAGTTCGCGCAGTTCGTGGTCGAGCAGCATGAATAGCCCGGCCACAAAGCACGCCAGGAAAACGACGAGCAGTGATGGAAGAATACGACGCGCGCGGCGACCGTAGAAATCCGCAAAGCTGAAGGTTCCCGCTGCCAGCCCTTTGAGGATGATGCTCGTGATCAGGAACCCGGAGATCACGAAGAAGATGTCCACCCCAATAAATCCCCCGGTGATCCATTGGGGAAATGCGTGATACCCGATCACTGACAGCACCGCGACGGCCCGCATGCCATCGATGTCGGCGCGGTATTTCAGATGATCGGCATGCGCGATGGCGGCTGGCGCGTCAAACGTACCTGACTCGGCTGAGCCAAGCTTTAGCGCGTCGGCGGGTGTGGGCATGGAAGTGCAGCGATTCGTTTCGGGTTGGGCGTGAATTGTATCGGTTTTGTACGATTCATCTGCGCCCCGTACGCCGCATTTCCCGCCCGAACTGAACGTTTTCCCGCCTTCCAGCGCCTCTTACCGGCTCAAGGTGAGTCCGATAATGGCGCCCGCGAACAAGTTGCCCAGATCGATCTCGCCGGCTGCGGCGTAATGCACGCCGTCGGCCTGTTTGACCAGGCCGTCGCAGTTGAACCATGCGTACCCGGGGAGGGAGATGCTTTCTTGACCAGCGCGGACGTCTGCGACATACGGCATCTTTGGATCGACAGGATTTATCCGGCAGGCGGCAAATGGGATCGACTGATCCCCGAGATCGCGGCGCAAGCTCTGGATGAAAGCCGTCAGATTGGCGCCGTAGTCCTTTGCCATGAAATCGGCTTCGGCATCACTCTCGCCCTGCATCCAGAGCACCCCTGCGACCTTAATCATGCGTGTGGCCTTTGCTGTCCGCACGGCATCTAGCGTCTTGGTGTAGAGCGAATCGGGGAGGGTCGGATTCCAGTCCCGCCAGAGGTTTGTGCCGCCCTCAGAAACCTTGATGATCCCGAGTCGACCGCGCGCGCTCATGCTCTTCCCAAACGACAATTCGGGACCGAAGCTGACGGAGCCCGGAGCGAGCGGCTGCCAGTCGGCACCGGTGAAGACGAGTGCATCAGGTTGGGGCGCCTTCCAGTTGTCGGACAGATCCGCGCTGCTCGCGCGGCCTACTGCGTTGCTTTGGCCGAGAACGAGGTAGACCGGAAGAGGGGTAGGGACTGACTGTGCAGCGGGTTGGCTGGGCGCCGGAGATTCGCCGCCCCCACCACCGCAACCGGCAAGCGTGCATGCCGAGAGGGCGGCTATCGCTCCGGCTCGCCAGCGTGCGCCAGGTCGATAGTCGCGCCGGCCCGGCGCATACGATCCAGAATGCGCTCGATCACGGCTTCGTCGAGCTCGAGGCGAGCCATTGCGAAGAACAGTATCTGAGGGCTGATCTCCCGATCCCCCCCGGTGTACTTCCGCCATTGCCGACCGTCCGCGACGCCAAACAGCTGCGCCATTTGCGCGCTGGACAGGCCGAGTTCGGCTTTGAGCGCCTTCAGAGCTTCGGGTGAGGGGGGGGCATAGAGCATGGATAAGGCGAAACATCGTTCATTCCTTTTGGAGTCAGGTCCGCGCGGGGTGCGCTTACGCATGAGTCAACAATAGGGCCAATGGCCCTATGCGTCAAGGAAAAAAAATGCCACGGCGCGCGATGGCCGTGGCTGAACGATTTGGAAGTAGTCGCCGGTTTCCCGGCAGGGCAGAGAATGGCACGTCCGCGATGTGTGCGCCATCGCCCGAACGGGTCACGGGTGAATCTGACCGGCACAGATAAAAAAACAGCCACGGCAGGGACTGCGTGGCTGCTTGGAAGGGATCAGAAGGGATTACCTTCGCGATGAATTCTGACTGGTTGGCGTATCAACCACAGCCCCCAAGAGAGGTAGGTGTCCGTCTGACGTTCATCGCTTGAACCGCTCTGGCGGCACAGCGCCTGGGCGCTTGACCTTGATCCAGTCCGATGAGCGGACGCCGTCCTGGTAAGTAGTCCCGGCGCGTTTGCACACGATGCCCTCCAGCTGCAGGGAAAGTGCTTGGCTGTATAGCCACTCGGCCTGATCGAGAAGCGCCTGAACATATAGCATCCCCGTCGAGTTGCCTTTACCTATGCTCCAATTGAGCAAATGCTCCAGCGCGGCCTTTCTCTCCTCGACTGGCAGTTGCCGAACATCACGCCCCTGCAGAGCCAGCAGGTCAAAGACGCAATAGACGACCGGGTCTGCGCCGTCATACCAGCGGCGATGGCGCGCCCGGGCGTGGACGCGCTCAAAGTCGGGGCGGCCGAGATCATCCAGGACGCAGATTTCGCCGTCGACGACGCAGCCGCCGGGCAGGCTTGCCAGCGCCGGTCGCAGTTCCGGAAACCACGCCGTGCAATCTGCACCGTTCTTGGTTCGCACAGACAGGCCCGATCCGGTCGATGCCAACGCCCGATATCCGTCGAACTTGATTTCGGCGAGCCAACCAGCGCCCTTTGGGACGGTTTTTCGCTCCGTCAGGAGCATTGGTCTGAGCGAGTCTAGGTCGAGCGCGGCCGAGGCGAGCGGCATGGGCCTTAGCCCTTAATGTTGCGCGGATCATGGCCGAAGGAGTTTCGCTCGCGGATCTGGCCGTCGCGGCCGTGGATCAGCAGCTCCACCTTGTCGCGCTTCGCGCGCTCGGTGCCCGCGGCGATGGCCTCTTCCTGGGTGAAGAACATGGTCCGTTCGCCACCGCCGGCGACCTCGACAGCCCATTCGTTTCCAGCCGGTACCACATGAATGTCTGCAGCCATGATTGTCTCCTTGTGTGGTCTGGAGACAGTTTGCTCGCGGCTCGGCATTCGCTTCTATCGGCCGCCGTCCGACACGGTTGTCGAGAATGAACTCGCCGAGGAAGCACTAAAGTTCTTCCGGTGACGGACGTTATTGATAGCTCACTTCCCAAGAGTGGACCCGTGAAAAAAAGGAGCCTGGGGCCGGCGTTCGCGCGCCGGCCCGTTTTTTCCTCTACGTCCCGTCCTTCCTAGGCAACGTCGCCCGGATTTTCTCCAGCACCCGTCGGTGCTTATCCTCCGCCTCTTCCCACGTCTCCGACTCGAAACACTTGGTCATGCACCCGCTGACTGTCGTCCAGAACATGGGCGGCTTGTCGTCCTTCAGACTGGCCCAGCCCGAAAAATAGGTCCACACGTCAACGGCGTAGTCCGGTAACCGGTCTTTGATCTGCCAGGCCTTTCCCTCGCAGGACTGCCACATGGCATGCTCGGTGTAGTCATAGCAACGGACAGGGTGGCCATCCTCGTCCAGCGTGTAGTAGCGGTCGTAGTCCGGCCTGATCGGGCTGACCGGTAAGCCTCCTGCCGGAACAGGCGGGCGGGGCTTCGGCTTAAGGCGCGGCATGCAACAGCACCTCCAATTCCCGTCTCGCCTCCTCGACGACGTCTCCGGCCGGCTCGCCGCGGCCGTTCTCCCAGCCATGGAAGCCTGACACCTCAGTGCCGGCGGTCAAATTGTCCAGTGCAGCCAGTAGGCGCTTGGCTGCGTCGCTTACGGTTGGGCGGGTCGTCACCGGCTCCGCAAACTGGTTCACCATCTCATCCCTCATGTCTGTAATGTATGCCGCGCAATGGGTGTCAAGGATCACATTGAAAAACCCAATTGGCAGGTTGTGGCAACTGCACCCACACTGGCTATATACTGTATAAACATACAGTGGTTGTAAAGGGGTTCGGTTGGACTTGCGCGGGTCCGCCGGCGGTCAGGCAGGATGGTCAAACGAGAAAAGTGAGGGGTACGTGAACGCAATGAACGAGAGAAGCACGCCGCCGGTGCCGGCCGGCTTAGAGGGCGCGAGGAAGATCGCGGAGGGTGTGGCGGGCATCTTTAGCGCCTTGCAGGCGCTTGGGGTGGACGACCAAGAGGTCGAGCGGCTTTGCCAGGTGGGGGCGGCGCTAACCCAGAATTTGAGCAACGAGCTCGAGGTCGAGCAGGCGGAGAGGGCGGCTAGGCCCCAGCTTCGAGCGGTGCCGGTCGTCAGCTTCTTCAATGCCGACGACTCGACTCGGGACGAGCACTGAGGCAATGAGAAACGGGGCCGAAGCCCCGTTTTTGTCGGTAGCGACGCGGGCTCAGTCTTTCCTGAAGTTCGACAGTCCGTCGACAAATGCGATCGACTTGCCGTACGTGCGCGAAAGCTCCAGGATCAGATCGTACGAAATGTCAGTGGTGACTGTGAGTTTCGCGCCTGAGCCGCGTGCGAGTTCGGCTAGTTCGCGGATCACTTCATAGCTGATCCCGTCGGTCAAGGTCAGGTCACTACCGTTGCTGACGATTCCTTTCAGTACGTCATAAGACGCCATGGTGATTCTCCTCGTTGTTGGCTCGGCGAGCTCGCATCATACAGCGTACCTTTTTCTGCGAGCACCTACGCTGTGCGCATGCGCGATCCTTGGATCAACTGCCATGGTCACCCATACTGGGGTGCAGACCACACCGTCTGACCAACAGCAGGGAGACCGCAATGGACGACGAAACGAAACCAACGAAGTTTGATCAATCCGCCTGCGTGGCGGCGGGCGTGGCCGTTGGTTTGGCGATCGGCCTAATAGGGTGCGCCCTCGCGTATCTGACTATCCGGCGTCGCCCTCCCGCCCTAGATGGCCGGACGATGAGGGCGCTGAGTGATTGGATTGAGCGGGGCAACGGTTAGGGCGTGTGCCAAATTATTGGTTTTGACTAATTTGGACTAAACGCGCCGGAACTCGACTACCCACACCCATGGGTTGGCATCCCATGCGTCCGCGCCGTTGATGCTGTCCCACAGCGACGCGTAGCTGGTCGTTGGAAACTCGACACAAGAACCGCCGGCGTACGAGAGCCACCCGTCGCCGTCGCGTTCGATGCCTTCTGCAATCGCATCGGCCTGGGTACAGTCGTTTAAGCGCTCGACTCGCACACCCGTGACCTCCAGCACGAGGCGACACAGCGCACGCGGCATATGGATGCTGGGCTTCCACGTGATGGCATCTGCCGGCGGGATGTTCTCGAAGGCGACGGGCACGCAGGTTGGGTAGTCGGCGCGGTAGACGGTCGGGCCCGGATCGAGCGCGGCGGGCTGGGCCCAGGTCTCGCGTACCCACAGGCGGTCGCCGGGCCGGCCGTAGGGGCAACTGCCGAAATATGGAGCCCCGTCGCGGAAGGCCAGTTCCGAACTGGCGCTGTACTTCGGTAGGCAGTGCCACATGCCATCGATAGTGGGCTGCGGCTTCATCACGCGCCGCGTCTGCGTCTTCCGGCCATCGAGGATGGCGCGCACCATGGCGCCGCTGAATAGGATAGGGCGCTCTTTAGTCATCGGGCAGCCTCCCGTTTTCCGTTCGGCGGCATCAGATAGGCGTCGCTCCACTTGGCATCTGGACCAGGTTTCTTGAACGATCCCGACCAGCCGTGCAGCTTTCCGCAGTCGCAAGGGAAGCTATCCTTAGTCAGAGAATGAGGGTTATCGGAATAGCGTCCGCAGTACGAGCACCGGGCGTAGGCGCCGGCGTCGTGCGACCAAGTGGCCGTGATCTGGCTCCCGCGCTGGCTATTCTCCGCAGAATTTGCGGTGATTACGGCCGTATTCTCCGCATCATGGGTGGCTGGATTGTTCTCTGCCGATTGCCTATCGTGAAGGCCTGAACCTTCAGCCCGGAGTCCGCCATGTGGATCTGCATCCGCTGCCGCGTCGAGATTGCTTTTGACGCCGTCGAGCCCGGAATTGATGACTTCGGGATCTACTTCATTTGCCCGCACTGCGGTAGGCGAAACAAGCTCATCAACGTCACGTCGAGAGACAGTATCGGAAGGCGCCGCGGTGGCCTCATGCTTCAGCAGACGGGCGACTGACACCCCCTCCGCCCCGCCATTCCCCGCAGACGGGGCGGCGCGCAGTGCGTTGGCAAGTTGCTGGCCTGCCCACATCATGCGAGCCGCCTTCATCGTGTCCTTGTGGCACTTGCAGCCGCCGTTCGTATGCATGCCAATCGGGCGTTTCACGATGCATCCGCCGTCCGAACATCCGCCGACAGCGTCTCGCATCGTTTCATAGGTCGCCAGTGCTTCGCGGATCGCCTCCCCGTCCCCAGGCTGGCTGGCGCTCTCCATTTCTCGGATTTGCGGGGGTGTCACGCCGTCACCAAAGAACGCGACGTAGAGATCGGCCGCGTCGACGCCATCGAACACGTAGCCTTCGCCTGCCGCCACATCAAGGAAGCGGCGCAGTTGATTGCTCATCGTTGTCAGCTTCTCGCTCATTCTGTTTCTCCTGCGGAGCGTTCTGAGAGGCCACGCCATTGCCAGATTCGATTGGTCACGTCTTCCCACATGGAGAACGGTCCCCACAGTCCCTTGTGCACGTAGAAGCTAGGCTTGTCAGAGTCCTGCAACGTCTTCCACCTGACATCGAATACGTGGCCGGTCCCTTTATCTTTCGCCTCGTACCAGCCTTCGCGCACCGGCTTCATGCGCGCCGGAATCCAAGTCGTCTTCTCAGCCACGGTCGCCTCCCGACTGCTCGCGGAACATGGCGGCGCGAGCTTTTCTATACACCGCCCATGCCGCCTGAGTCGAAATGTCGTCGTAGGTGATGCCGACACGAGACAACGGCAAGCATTGCTCTTTGGCAATTACTTCGAACGCCGCGCGATCATCCTGCTGCCGAGTTTCTGTGTTGTCGGAGAGGTGCTGAGCAAGCATCGTTCGCAGTATTGCCAGTGCGGCATGGTTGTCTTGGTCCTCAACTGCCTCAATAGCCGCTTTAATTCTCTCTTCGAATTCCGTCAGTCCGCCCCTCCTGTCGCTCTCTGCCACAGGGCGCGAGTTGGCGTCGCCGTAGACCAGAGGGCGGACTCGCAACGCACCGGATTCCTCCGCCTGCTGTCGTGCCACTTCCTCATGAAAGTTCACGAAATCAAGCTCATCGTTCTCATGCTCTGCGATCCACGCCACCGCCCCCGCATCGGCCTGTACCTGCTGGCCTCGTGCTTTCCAGCCTCGCCACGCATCCTCTGTCGGAAGCGATTGATAGTCGGTGTTGGCCCATTGAGCGGCGCGGAGAACATCCAGACCCGTCCCCACCGCCCACACCTCAAACGCCTCGCGCTCATCCTGCTGCGCCGATGCGGTGGGAGCACCAAGCCACTCCCCGAGTTTTGCCGTGCCCGTCCCAATGGCGGCACCGTGATACCAGAGGAACATGCAGAAGTTCGCCACGTCACGTGGATCGCCCTTATCGACGTGCTCACGCAACATCCGTGACAGATCGCCCTCAGTGCAGTATTGCCATCCGCTACGCCCCTTGGCTCGCGCATCGGCAAGCTTGCGCTTCATTGCCACGGCAAACTGCTCTACCACGTAATCGTCAAAGTTCGCCTCGCCGGCACGCTCATCACTCGCGGGCTGCGATTGGTTTGGATTGGCAAGATATGCATCCCGCATGGCCGCAACTGTCTCAGGTGCTTTCTGGCCATTTTCAATGGCACACACAGCCGCACTAAGCATGCTTCGTGGAATGAGAACATGCGTATCGCTAGCCGGCACCCCCGCGCCCATTTCCTGCTGCGCCGATGCGGCACGCTGCCATGCTTCCCACATCGCATCCACGTGCGAGTGCTTGTAGACCAGCCCGCGCCACGAATCGATTTGCTTCGTCAGGTCCAGATGGGAGTAGGCCGCTTCGAATGCCTGTCGTGGCGCGGCCGGGCAGTCGAGCTCATGCACCACGTTGGTTGGCTGATCGCAATCGCACTGCATTCCAGCACCCTGCACCCCCGCGCCCATTTCCCCAGGCCGGCGAGGGGCGGCGGACAAGTCAGCGCGAATCTTCGGTTCGGCAGCCAACGCCTTCATGACGGCGCGCAAGCGAGCTTTAACGGATGTTGGTTCCGCTTGATCCCACGTCCGGCAGGCCACAGCCATCATGTGGCTATGCAGGTTTTTCGCCTGCTGTTCTGTCAACGCGACGCCGTGCGAGCGAATGCCTTCCTTACGCACTTGTGCAACGATGTCGCAGAGACTTGCTTGCTTCGCGGCAGCATCGCCATTCAGCAGCACGTCCAGTTCACGCACCATCCGCTGGTGGTCTTCGAATGCCGCCTGATAGTCTGCTACCGTCAGCCCATCCCCCGCTGGGAGCGAGGGGGCGGCGAGGGCGGCACGCAGTCGCCTGACGTGAGCCTGCAGCGACTGCACAACAGGGCGCTTGTCCAGGTATTCGCCGGGCGCGCGCTCGCCGATCAGCGCCAGTTGGCGTTCGATTACTTCGACGGTCCGCGCTACGACTTCCTGCAGCGTGCCGTCGGCATCAGGGCTCACAAACGTGGCCTGCCCCTCCATCCATGCGCCGGGGCGCGGGTCTTGTGTGCTCATGTGGCTCTCGTCAGTTGATAGGGCGGGCAAGCGACACCCGGGCGAATCTAGTCCACGGACAGCCGGCGACGGTGTGGTCGCCCGCGCCGCAATAGCAGCAGACGTACGCTTTCATCGCATCAGCCCCAGAACGGGCACACCGACCACCGCCAGAAACATGACAGCGGCGCAGATCATCACGAAGTCATCCATGTCCAGACTCCCTGTAGGTGGGGTGATCAGGCGGCGGTGGCGGGCTCGATCTTGGTGAACGGGTACTTGGTCACTTCCGGCTTGATGACCTTGTCGAAGTGGGCGCCGATCGATTCCGCGCTCTTGAATGCCTCGAACTCGGCGGCCGGGAAGTTGGCGTAGTGGTACAGGCTGCCGGCGCCTGCTTTGCTCTTGAAGCGGATGGCCAGGGTGCTGGTCGCGGCGTCGTGGCCGATGCTGTGGATCTGCGACGAATCGACTTCTTGCATGGTGATTTGCGGCACGGTGTTCTCCAGGTGGGTCAGTGATAGGCGCCCGTCAGGAACGGAAAGGCGAGGGCGATAGCTGCGAGTACTGCGATGCCGGCCACGGTCCAGCGCAGGGTCTGCTTACTGGAGCGGAGACGGACGAGAATGGGGTCGTGTGGGTCGATCAT